GATTAATGCTGCGGCTGGTTCTATGCGTCAGATTTCCAATGCGGTAAAAGGACTTTCTGGAATGTCGGCATCTGTTAAGGGTCTGACCGACCTTGCGTCTGCAATCAAACAGCTTGGCTACCAGAGTTCCACCAAGGCGATTGAAAATATCCCGAAACTTGCCACGGCAATGCGACAGCTTATGTCCGAACTGTCGAAAGCCCCTAGTGTAAGCCGGAATATTATTGACATGACAAACGCATTGGCAAAATTATCACGTACCGGTGGAGCGGCAGGAACAGCGGCAAAAAGCATCACAAGCTCATTTAGCGGATTTAGTTCCGGTGCTTCTGCAGTTACCAAGAAGTCGTTTTCCCTTGCGTCTGCAATCGGAAAAGTGTATGCAACGTATTGGGCTTTATTTCGCGGATTTAGGCTACTTGGAGACGCCATTGACATATCATCCTCACTGACAGAGGTTGAGAACGTTGTAAGGCAGACATTCGGGCAGTATGAAAGCCTAATTAACAATTTCGCAAAAACATCCATTGAAAAATTTGGTATGTCCGAACTATCTGCAAAACAGTTTGCAAGCCGTTTCCAAGCCATGGGAACTGCCCTTGATATTCCGAAAGGGAAAATGGCAAAAATGTCTATCCGGTTGACAGAATTAGCCGGAGATATGGCTTCATTCTATGATGTGAGTCAAGAAGATATTGCCAAGAGTCTTCAATCTGTATTTTCCGGTACTACGGCACCTATGCGGCGTTATGGTATCGACTTGACACAGGCAACATTAAAGGAATGGGCGTTAAAGCAAGGACTTGATGCGAACATTTCTTCAATGACGCAGGCTGAAAAAGCCATGTTGCGTTATCAGTATGTGCTTGCGCATACAACCAATATCACCGGAGATTTCGCACGTACAGCCGATACATGGCATAACCAGATAACCATGCTTAAAGAGAACTTCAAAGCACTTGGAGCGGTTGTTGGTGGTGGTTTAATCAATGCATTCAAGCCATTTATCAAGGTACTTAATTCAGTTCTGCAAAAGGTTATTTCCTTCGCAGAGATGGTAACAAATGCTTTAGGTTCTATCTTCGGATGGAAGTATGAAGCAAGCAAAGGGGCAGGAATCAGCGGTCTTGCTGATGATATTGGAAGCGCATCTGACGGCATGGACGATTTAAGCAATGCCGCAGGAAACGCAGGGAAAAACACAGGTGGTATCGCAAAAAATGCCAAGAAAGCAAAAAAGGAAATCCAACAGGCAACTCGTGCATTTGATGAATTAAAGGTTATTTCAAAACAAAGTAAAGATAATACTTCCGGTTCCGGGAATAAAGGTTCTGGTTCTGGATCTGGTTCAGGTGCTGGTGGCGGCACCGGTGCTGATGGTGGATTAGTTCAGACGGACACCATCTTTAAGAAATTCAAAAGCAAAATCAAAGACCTTGAACAGTTGGGAGAGTCTATTTCCGGTGCGTTAATTAACGCAATGAAAAAAATTAAATGGGAAAAAGTGTATGCAAAAGCTGAAGGTTTTGGAAGGGGATTAGCCAAATTCCTTAACGGACTATTTAAAGGGCAAAAAGGAACAACGCTTTTCGGAGAAACCGGAAAACTGATCGCAAATTCATTAAACACGGTGCTTCATGGATTGGATTCGTTTGGAACGACATTTAATTGGAAGCAATTTGGAAATTCAATCGCAGACGGAATAAACAAGTTTTTCCAAAACTTTGACTTTGCATTATTGGCTAAAACGCTTAATTCGTGGGCGCAGGGCGCGTTTGATACAGTTACGACAGCATTAAGTAAAATTTCATGGAAGGATGTATGGAACGGAGCAAAGGAGTTTTTAAGCAACCTAGATGTAAAAACAGTTGGAATCATAATCGGTGCGCTGACAATCAAAAAAATTCTTGGATTACATCTTGCAAAAACCGCACTTGATATAATCGGAACTTCCATTTCAAAAGCAATAGCTGGTTCACTTGCATCAAGGCTTGGCGTTGAAATTGCGGCAAATGAGGGAATCTCGGCAGTATTGTCTACCGCTTTGTCAAAAAAAATAGGTGGGGCGTTTGCTACACTTGGAACAACTGTTTCAGCTGGTGTCAAAGCTTTATTCGGTAGCGGTGCGGCAGAGAGCGCACTTTCTTTTATCAGCCCGGTAGCAAAAGCTATAACCGGGATTGGCTCTGTTGCGATTGGCGCATTTACTGCAATATCAAACTTTGTGACCATGTTAAAGAACGGATTCAGTTGGCTTAATGAAGCACTTATGCTTGTCGGAGTTACGATTACGGCAGTCGGAGCGGTTATTTTAGGGGTAGCGGCAGCACCTGCAGCGATTACCGCAGGAATAGTAGCCGGTGTTGCAACGGCGGCTGTAGTAGTCAAGGATCATTGGAAAGAAATAAAAGGAATTTTCTCAAAAGCAGGAGATTGGTTTAATACTAATGTGATTAAGCCAATAAGCGGTTTTTTTAAGGGATTATGGGAATCTGTTTCCGGTTTTTTCTCTTCTTTATGGAAAGATATATCCGGTGTATGGAAAACAGTTTCTGGATGGTTCAATACTAATGTTATAACTCCTATTGTTTCATTTTTCCAAGGATTTTCGAAAAGAGTTGGTCAAATCTTTGAAGGATTGTGGATCATTGTCAAGGCTGTATGGATTGTTGTTTCTGATTGGTTTAAATCAAAGGTAATAGAGCCAATAAAGAAGAATTTTGAATTATTGAAATCGGCAGTATCAACTGCATTCAAGGTTCTATGGACAACTGTAAAATCGGTATGGGCGGTGGTTTCCGGTTGGTTTAAGGAGCATGTTACAACACCTATCAAGAATGCTTTTAGCTCAGCAAAAGAATCTATTCAGAAAGCTTTTAGCGCGGCAAAGACAGCGGTAACCGGGGCGTGGAATAGTGTTTCTAGTTGGTTTAAAGAACATGTAACCACCCCGATAAAAAATGCTTTCTCGAAGATGAAAGAAAGTGTAGCTGAAATATTCAGCAAATTATGGAATAGCGTGAAAAGTGGTGTTGCCGGGGCAATGAACACCGTAATTTCAAGAATTGAAACAGCAATAAATTCATTGATCGGTGGAGTGAATACCGTTTTGAGAGGGTTCAACAGTGTTGTTTCTGCGGCGGCTAAAGTAGCAAAGGTAAAGTGGAGCGGAGTCGATCTTGTGCCGAAAGTGAGCCTACCTAAAGTAAAGGCTTATGCAACGGGCGGTTTTATGGATAAATATAGCATAGCAACAGTTGGAGAAAATGGACTTCCGGAAATTATGGGAACAGTCGGAGGTAAGCCAGCGGTCGCAGGAAGCCAAGAAATTACCGGAATCAAAGATGCTATCAATTCAACATCTGCGCAAGAGGTTTCCTTACTGCGACAACAAAATCAGTTATTACAAGCTATTTTACAGAAAAATTTCGGAATTACTACAAACGACATAGGAAAAGCTGCAAGGGATTATGGTAGAGAACATTACAATCGAACCGGAGACAATGTATATGTTTTTTAGTGACTTCTATAATAGAACGTGATATAATTCTAAATAAATCATATCACAAGAAAGGAGTCATTATGAGAAACACAAAAAAATTATTAGTAGCGATGGGATTGGCATTTGCCGTTTTGATTTCGGCTATGCCAATCCAAAATGCAGATGGGGAACAGATTGTTGCACAGGCGGCAACTATCAAATTAAGCAGAAAGACTCTTAATTTAAAAATTGGAGAATCCGCAACATTAAAGATAAGCGGAATGAGGAAAACTGCTAAATGGAGTAGTGGCAATAAATATGTTGCTTCTGTAAACAAGTCTGGAAAAGTTCTGGCGGTTGGAGAAGGAACAACGTACGTAAAAGCAAAAATTGCAAAGAAAACGCTTTCTTGCAAAGTTACCGTCACTTCTTCCTTTAATGCGAACAAGGTAAAGAAAAACATCTCAATTGAATACCAAGATAGTGGTCATGGAGTTGTTGCTATCTTGAAAAACAACAACAAGGTAACTGTTGATCTGGACGCAAAACTTGTATACTACAAAAACGGTAAAATGCTGGATAGCAAAAGCGATTGTAACAGAGCTTTTGAATCCGGTAAGGAATGTGTTCTTTATTTTGACGCACCGAGCGATTCTGATTATAACGATGTTTCTTATGATAACTATAAAATGTCGTTGAGTGTTGATGAAGCAACAAATGCTGTTTGTGATGTTCGCAATATAATGGTTCAATCGGACATTGGAGCAGATAATGTTACGGTTGAAGCTACAAACGATTCCGGAAAAGATTTTTCATTTGTGAAAATTTCTTGCGTAATGTATGATGCATCTGGCAACTTGATCAAATATGATTATCATTATGCAGAATGTGAAAAGAATGGAGATACAGATTATTTTTCATTTAGTTTTCCGTACGATTCAAATTACGATACGATCTATCCGAGCAGTTATAAGATATATGTTGATGAAGCATATACATATACTTGGTTACAATAAAAATTGAAAGATAAATGATACTTAAGCCGTGGAAACACGGCTTATTTTAATTCCAAAATCGGATTGACACAAAATCAAAAATAGTCTTTCCTTATTACTAAGGAAACAACCTTATCCGTGAAGAAGCGGATTACTTACTCGAACGCCATACTGTACGAAAGAGGAAACCAATGTGATTTCACAACCGGTTTCCTTTTTTTATTCAGATAAAAATGTATGGAGGTAGACACGAATGAAAAAATCACAACTTATGCTTAAGATTCAAAACAGCATTGAGGTATTTGAAAATCCAATATTCGGACAGATCAGAATGGTCATGGTCGATGATGAACCGATGTTTTGCCTTATTGATGTTTGCAGGGCATTGGAAATTAAAAATGCTACAGACGTAGCAAAAAGGCTTGATGAAGATGAACTGACTAGATTAAATCTAGGCGGTCGTGCAGGAGAATAAAATTTCATTACAGAGAGCGGCTTATATGCGGTTATTCTTCGGAGTGACAAACCGAACGCAAAGAAGTTCCGCAAGTGGGTAACATCCGAGGTTCTTCCTACAATCCGTAAAACAGGTGGGTATGTCAATAATGATGAATTATTTATTTCCACTTACCTGCCGTATGCGGATGAAAACACTAAGCTAATATTTTCACAGACATTAAAAACTGTTAGAGAGCAGAACGAAACCATTAAAAGGCAGAAGAAAGAAATCATCCATAAGGAAGATGTTATTATCGGACTCGTTGATGATATTGACTTAGCGACCAAGAGACAGCGGATAACGCAGATTGTCCGTTTCGGTGCCGATGGAAAGTATCAAGAACGCTATTCGTTGCTTTATGGAGAATTTGAAAGGAAATATCACTGCAACCTTAAATCAAGGATGGAAGGGTGTACACTCAAACCAAAAGTAAGAAACAAGATGGATTATATCGACAGGGAAATGGGAATGATTCCGCAGTTGTACGAAATCGCTTGCAAACTTTTTGAAAACGATGTAGAAAAGCTGAAATCTGAATGGGAATCAGTAGTAGCTTAAAATTTAATCAAATGGATAGCATCTACCAAAATGGTAGGTGCTATTTTTATACCCATTTTTAGGAGGTAAACGATGGGATATGGCGGATATTTAGTAAAGTTTGGGAATTATACCATACCGAACAGTTTAATAAAGCAGGACACGTTTAGTTCCTATGTGAACATGCAGGACAAAGACCCTTGGACGGATGAAAACGGATATGAGCATCGTGATGCCGTGGAACTGAAAGCCTTAAAGGTTGAGTTTGAAACCAAAGCCATGCTGACCGAAAAGCAGTTTGATGATTTTTGGAAGAATATTGAAAAGAACTATACCAAGGCAAAGGAGCGCGGCGGCTATATCACGGCGTATGTGCCGGAAAAACGCGGATATGTGACACAGTACGGATATATCGCTGATATTCAGCCTACGTTCTATTCTGTGGCGAATGGGAAGATAAAATACGACGCAATCAAATTTTCGTTTGTAGGTGGTGTATATGATAAATAGCAATTTGAAAGAAAAGTATTGGGATTCCGCGACAGATAAGCAGATGGTCATATCTGTTGTTGGAACGAATCAGAAAATAGACAATTCGATGCTTGAAATCGGTACGTTTGCGCTTGAAGAAAGTCTTTGTTCGGAGTCTGAATTAAAGTTTGGAGCGTGCGAAGCGAATTGCGTAAAATTCACGGCGCGAAACACCGCAGGAAACATTATCGGAAAGACAATCTCTATCGAAGAAACGATTGACGGAGATAGCCAAAATTCGATGCCATACGGAGTTTTTAAGGTTGCATCCGATGTTCCTACGGCTGACCGCACAAAACGGCAGATTACGGCATATGACGCTATGTACGACATTATCAATATGGATGTAAAGTCTTGGTATGCAGGACTTAGTTTTCCAATGACACTTAAGCAGTTCCGCGATAGCTTCTTTGCACATCTTGGAATCGCGCAAGTTGAAACAAGCCTTGTCAATGATTCCATGACGGTCAATAAGACGATTGTAGCCACACAGACGGACGATTCAAGCGCAGTCACAGAAGAGTCCGCTATCAGTGGAAAAACGGTTGTAACGGCAATCTGTGAGATTAACGGATGCTTTGGAAATATCAACCGAGAGGGCAAGTTTGAGTATGTCTTTCTGAAAGCAATCACAAGCGCACTTTATCCGGCAGAAGATTTGTTCCCGGCAGACAACGTATTTCCGTCTGATGCAAACACAGAGTCCATGACCGGACACTACATCACGTTTGATTACGAGGACTTCCAAAGTAAGGCAATCACGCAGCTTGAAATCAAGACAAGCGAGGATAATGCCGGTGCTATTGTTGGAACTGCAGGAAACAACTATTCGATTACAGGAAACTTTCTTGTATCAGACAAGACCGGAGCGGAACTTGAACAGATTGCAAATAACCTATTGCCGGTTATGAAACAGGCGGTATACACACCGATTAAAAGTTGCACTTGTGTCGGCAATCCATGTCTGACACTTGGAGAACCCATCCGGTTCAATACCACAAGAGAGATTGTTGAAACGTATCTATTGCAACGTACTTTAACCGGAGTGCAAAGCAAGAGAGATTCAATCTCGGCACAGGGCACGCAGACGCACTCTGCAAAGGTTAATTCTATTAGAGATACGATTGAAAGCGTGGAAAGACGTACCGGAAAGTTAGAGAGGAATGCAGACCATCTTCAATCCACGTATGAGGATTTAGAAAAACAGACAAACTCTAAGTTTGAGCAGACCGCAAAAAGCATTGTCGCAGAAGTCAATCGTGCGCAAAAGGCAGAGGGTGCATTGGACGCATCCTTGGAATTGAAGTTAGGCAGAGATGAGAACGACCAAGTTATTTCTATGATCAATGCCAGCGCAGACCAGATTATGCTTCGTGGGAACAGGCTCATAGTCGAAAGCAACAACTTCAGACTTGATGGAGCTGGACGAGTAACAATAATCGATTCGCTAAACTTTAATTCGACAGCGCTCGGTGATGACCTTACAATTATTGGGCTTGACGGAAGAGGCAGACCCATGCTGCAAAACATACTCATTGACCTAGGCACTGTAACAGATTCAAACGAGGAAAACTTGGCAACTGAAAGTTATGTTGACAATTCGCTGAGCGACTACGCAACCAAAAGCGAATTGCCAAGTGGGTATTTTACAGATGTAGATTATACACTTAATGATAGCTCTACAACCAAGTATTCGCCCAGACACTTTAATAAAGTGTCTAATTTTGGCTCGAGGGAAAGTACCTTGGATATCGAGGGTCTTTTGATTTCTATTCCGAGTTCCGATAAAAGGCTGAAAAATAATATACAATCATTAAGGGATATTAAAAGCGTTTATATGGCAATGTGCCCGGTTGAATATACATGGAAACCCGGATACATCACGCAACACACAGGCTTACAGTTTGGTTTAATTGCGCAGGATTTAGAGAAGATTTTGCAGGATGCCGGATTGTCCGATAGCGGACTTGTACTAAAAGAAAATGCCGAAGAGGATGAAAAAGCAATTCACGGAGATTCAAAGACATGGAAAATTGACAAGGAAAATCTCCATGCAATGCACATACAGATGATCCAGATGCAGCAGAAAGAAATCGAACTTTTGCAGCAGAAAAACGAAGATCTGGAACGCAGATTATCAGCGTTAGAAAGGAGTGTGAACCATGCAGAAAATTTATAGCCGGACATACTGGGAGAATTTTCCAAGCGAGAAAACAGCAATTGATGCCATGCGGTTAAATAATGCGGAAGCCGGCATTGACAATCTGGATGATCGTGTGGTTGCTATGGATGCGTCTAAGGTTGATTTGGCAAAGGCAAATGAGCTTGTGAAAGAAATTCTGTGGGATGAATCAAAGGGAACGATCACTGTTGTGAAAATGAACGGTTCCAAAGCAGTCATTGATACTAAGTTGGAAAAGCTGGCCGTAAACTTTACATATGATCCGCAGTCGCAGCAGTTGATTATCACGCTGGACGATGGCACAACGCAGAATGTTGATTTGTCCGCTCTGATCACGCAGTATGAATTTATAGATAGCAATACCATTGCATTTGAAATTAGCAGTGACGGTAAGGTGTCCGCAATCGTGAAAGAGGGAAGTATCCAAGAAAAGCATCTGCGCCCAGATTATCTTGCAGATATTAAAGTGGAATCTGCCAAGGCGGTAGCATCTGCCAAAAGCGCAGGGGTGTCCGAAACCAACGCGGCAAAATCTGCCACAGACGCAAAGGACAGCGCAGACCGGGTACAGGGAATCGAAGACGAGATTAACAAGAAACTCACAATAACAGAATTTGATGTGAATGAGGATGGGGAGTTGATTTACACGGACAATGCGGCATATAACTTTACCGTTGATAATAACGGAAATTTGAATTGGGAGGTGGCTTAGAATGGCTATAGCAGGAAGAGTAGCAATCGTACCAAAAGGTGATTGGAGTGCAGATGCTGCATATAAGAGATTGGATGCAGTGACATATAACAATACATTGTATTTTGCGAAAAAAGAAGTTCCGGCAGGAACGGCAACTAGCAATACGGAATATTGGTCGAAGTCGATTGTGGGTGGTGCTAGTGCGATTGCAACAACAGAGGAAGCCGGAATTGTAAAACCGGACGGAAAAAGCATGAGCGTAGATGAGAGTGGAACGCTTAGCATTAACTTGGATGGCACCACAATTACATTGGACGAAGCGAAAAACGTCATAAAGTTGGCAGATACACTAAAAGAAAAAATTGGAAGCGCACTGCAACCAGAAAGTATCGTAAACAACCAAACTACGACTGTGGCGGGATTTGCACTGGACGCAAGGCAGGCAAATCCGAATATAGACGGCACGCTGGCGAAAAAGGTAAGTGATTTAAACGGCAGTTTAGAGATGCAAGGAGAAAAGGGTTGTACACTGGTCAATGCAACTGGTATGGCATCATATATCCGTAATGGGTTCATGGCACAGGTGATAATGGAAATAACACCAACCAAACTAGAAAATGGTGCGATTCTTTTGAAAGGATTGCCAATACCACAAAAGTATATATATATGACGCTACCAGCAATTAACGGTAACAACATACCATGCATTATAAATACTAATGGAGAACTTGCAATATATTACCAAGATGGCAGCAACAGTATTTCGAGAATAGACCATATCTTTTGTTATATGTGTATCTGATAAGGCTAATAAAGTTGCACTAAATATCATGAAATAATATTCCAATTCCCCCAAGTTCCTGCATCTTTAGTACGAACAGCTAATTTGCCATTGTATTGCCCAGAGATAGATACACCAATCTGAACTGCATAGCCTGTGGTTACATTGTTAAACGGAATTGTTAAAAGTATCGTGTGAAAAATGGGGAACGGATTATGTAGAGAAGTATCTTGGTTACTGTTCGGTGGCATATGTGAAAGACCAGGATCAGCGTTGTTTGCATCAATTGTTTTTTTAATTGAATAAAATACAGTATTTAAACTGCCGTTTAAATAAGTTTAGTAACCCATAAATTTACACATAGAATAGAAAGGAATAAAAATTATGGACAAAATTATTTTGAAAAACAAAACAGAGTTCGAGGTTGCCGATGGTGCAAGCCTTGGAAACATCCAGATCAAAGCCGAGAACTTCGAAGCCGTCAAGACCATCACGGATGCATTTTCTGCAGACAACCTTGCGGAAGTCACATTTGCACACAACGATGCAGTGTCGGGGAATTACACTGATCTGAAATCCGATGGGTTTACATATATTCCGAACATGGGTGAGGATGGCACAGAGGATGGCACATATACCGTTACTATCAGGTTGCGAACAAAAACGGAAATGGAAAAGGCAATTGATGAGCTTAAAGCAGGACACGAAGCAAACGCAGAAGCAATCGAAGAATTGGCAAGCATTACCGCAGAAAGTGAGGTGTAGGATATGGTTAAATTCTACGTGAGACGTATTCTGGTAGACAAGAAAATGACAATTGATGAAGTGCCGATGCGTTGGCGCGCAAAAGTGCAAGAAGAGATTGAGAAACAGCTTTCCGCTTCTCTGTAATGACATTTTCTGTCGAAACTTGCGACCGAAAAATGTTGAAATCATGCATATTACAGTGATACTATGGACTTGTCCGAAAGGACACTTCAAGTTCTGGCATGGGTGGGGTTTGGCATGGCTCCGCCCATAATTGGGGATTGAATATAATATCTGTATCGCTACATAGGGCACATGATTGGGGGTTTTAGGTTGGGAAAAGAGTACTACAAAAATGAAATCATTAAACTTATTGAAAAATGCGAAAATTTGCATTGGTTAAAAACCATATATGCATACATAAGTAACTTATTAAAATAGGAAAAGAGCCAAGGGTCTGCGCATTGCCCTTGGCTCTTTTTTACTTTTTGTCTGAAATCATATCTACTAAATTTTCCAAGGCTGTCCAATCGCTTTCGCTTAATTTGCACAATGCAGAAACAAGTCGATACTTAAAGTTTTCATCACCTAATCTTTGGATTTCTCCAAGCATTGCTGAAATCTGTTCGTCTTTTGATAATTCAACAAACATTTCTCCGTTTCCGGTGCGAAGCCAATCTTCATTGACATTAAACTCTTGACAAATCAATTTAACAGTTTGTTCTGATGGAGAATTTTCTCCGCTTTCCATTTTGCATACAGCAGATCGTGAGACTAAAATTTTTTCTGCAAATTCGGTTTGACTTAATTTTGTCGATAACCGAACTTGCTTTATTCTCTCATTCATCCTTTACCCTCCTTTCACAATTATATTAACATTAAATGTTCATTAAGTCAACAAAAACTATTGACAATGTATATTTAATGTGCTATTGTATGTACATCAAATGAACAGGAAAGAGGTGAGAACATGAAAGAGATTAAATCAGCAAATGACATAATTGTTGTTCCGGTTTCCTATTTTAATGGAATGGAAAAGGAATTGCAGAAGATTCTAAACAAAGTGGATATTCACGATATGGATGTCATGGAACAGGTTCTCCATATGCGGAAGTGGCTGAAAACCAAAACCGTATATGAAGAAACAAAGAGATTATACCCTAATCTCCGTTTGGAAAATATTCATTTGCTTTTACCACAAGAAGAAGAGAGTTCTTGTGAGTGTACTGATAAAACAGACAGTGAATAGATTCTGCTGTTGTGTCGCATAGCGGATTGCCAAACGTTTCAGGAACATTTAGTTCCCAACAGAAATTATTGATGTTTGCGAACGTTATATCATTTTCGACTAATATCTTTGCCATTTTTTCTCGGTCGCAGGATATTGTAGAAAAATCGCAAATTAAAAAGTATTTCAAATTGTATCACCTCCTTATTTGATGATAAGGGAATTATACCACAGAAAGGAGTGAAAATATGGATAATTTGGTACACATTGGAAATGCAGATATTTCCATCAAAGAGTACAAAGGGGAAAGAGTGGTCACATTTAAGGACATTGACATGGTACATGAAAGACCAGACGGAACAGCGAGAAAAATATTTAACGACAATAAGAAACACTTTATTTTAGGAGAAGATTACTTCGTCCGAAATTCGGATGAAGCCAAGGGGGAATTTGGTGTAACCGCTCCTAACGGAATGTATCTTTTTACCGAACAGGGCTATCTAATGTTGGCCAAGTCGTTCACGGATGATTTGGCATGGGAAGTACAAAAGAAATTAGTTTCTTCCTATTTTAATGTATATTTTCGGATGCGACTTGAACATTGTAGCAGAGTACGAAATCAGATATTGCGCATGAAAGGAAGTGAATTCAATGAGTGAAAAGGAAAAGCGCGTTGTTGAAAAACTTCGTGATGCCATTCCGAATATGACAGATTTTCAGAAAGGATATGTTCTTGGAATGGTAGAGAGTTCTGCTTCGAAACATAGTGAGCAGGGAGAAGAACGCGATAAAGGGAGAGAGCATGAATGAAAAAAGTAATTCAATTCATCATAGGCGCGGTTGCAATGGAGTATTCCTTAGTTGCCGCGTGTTATATGGATGGTGAGGGCGCGGTCGGGAATATGTCGGCTATTAAATTTGTATCCGGGGCAGTAATTGCGGCAATCATGTATTATTGGTCGGAAGTAGACAGAAAGAGAGCCGAACTTGACAAGCGAATTAAGAGAAAACGCAGAATGAGAGAGGATGCATGGTAGGCGTTGTGTATATAAGTGGCACGAGATGTTCCACGAAAGAAAAACGTATGCTTGCTGAACTTTTGGCAGGGAAACGAAAGAAACAGGATGATAAAGAAAATTTTGAAAATATTCTCGTAAGAGAAATGGAAAGGAGAAGCAATGGAGAACAAAATAACACTGATCGGTGATGTTGTGTCAGCACCAAGGGAAAGCCATAAATCAAACGGTAAGATTTTTTATAAATTTTTTATCGGAGTTGAAAGAAGAAGCGGTGTTGCAGATATAATTCCGGTACTGTTTGACAAAGAAATCAGCGATACAGGAATTAGCGGGACAGTATGTGTCAAGGGAAAGATAATTACCCGGCACGTAAAAACAGGATCCGGAGAAGCCGTTCTTATGTATGTTATGGCTGATACAATCACAAAACCAGAGGATGATAGTCCTTTGAATGAAGTAAGTCTTGAGGGAATTATCGAGGAAAAGCAACTTAGAGAAACGCCACTTGGTCGTAAAATCTGTGATTTGAAACTCAAAAACGTAAGAGAAAACGGAAAAGAGGATTTGATCACCTGCATTGCGTGGAGTGATAATGCGGAATACACAAATACTCTTTCGATAGGAGATAGGGTTAGCGTTTACGGCAGACTACAGAGCCGGAGATACAAGAAAACGTGTAAAGATGGTCACGTTATGGAAAAAGTTACATATGAGTTGTCAATAAAAGGAATCGTGGGGGTGTAATAATGCGAATGATTTTAAAATCGTTACGTATGGAGAATTTCAAGGGAATCAAGAGCCTTGATGTGAATTTCTCAAATAAGACAAGTATTAAAGGACAGAATGCAGTAGGAAAGACCACAATTTTTGATGCATTTACATGGTTGCTTTTTAACAAGAACAGTGCCGGAGAGGAAAAGTTCAATGTCAGACCGTTGGATAAGGACGGAAACCGCATTGATAACGTAGAAATTAAGGTTGTAGCGGTTCTGGATGTAGATGGTAAGGAAGTAGAGCTTTCCAAAGTGCAGAAGCAGAATTGGGTTAAGAAACGTGGTACTGATACTGTTGCATTGCGGGGAAATGTCAATTCATTCGAAATTGACGGTTATCCAAAAAGTGAAGCTGATTTCAAGGATTATGTTTCCGGTCTTGCGCAGAGCGAGGAAATGTTTAAGATGCTGACCAATCCACAGTATTTTTCCTCTCTGAAATGGAAAGATCAGCGCGATATTCTGATGAAACTTGTTGCTGAGGTTTCCGATGTGGAACTGGCACAGACCGATGCCAAGTATTCACCGCTGATTGATGAATTGGAGAAAGCGCCATCTACAGATGATATTCGCGCCAAGTTTTCTAAAGCGTTATCCGAATGGAAGAAGAAACAGGCTGAAATCCCGGTGCGTATTGATGAAGCCGAGAAATCCAAGGTTGATGTAGATGTGGCAGAGCAGGAGTTATTAAAAGCTGATTTAGAGAGAAAGATTGAAGCACTTGAAGATTTAATGGCGAAATCTGATGTTAGGATTGATGAAATGCGCAGCGAAGAAATGCATTGTCAGTTTGAAATGTCAGCTATCGCGCAGACCATGAATAACGAACTTTCAAGCAAGAAGCGTGAGATTGAAAATCAAAAATATGACCACGAACGGAAGTTAGAGGATGTTCGTTCATCAATCAGAAAAGCGCAGGATTCCATTGAAAGCAATAAGAAATCAATTTCTGAACAGACTCTTAAGAAAGCTGACCTTGCGAAAAAGTACAAAGAGGAAAAGGAAAAGAAATTTGATGATTCCAAGTGGGTATTTGACGAATCCACGACGGTTTGTTCGTTATGCGGACAAACATTGCCGGAAGATAAAATAGAGTCTTTAAGAGCCGATTTTTCGCAGAGAAAGGCAGATGCAATCGAGATATTTAATGAAGAGCACGCGAAAACACTTGCCATGATTGTTGATGATGGAAATGCGTGTGCTGAAATGATTAAGAAGCTGACCGAGAATAACAAAGAGTTGGAAAACGCAATTAACACCTTGAAGCTGAATGAAGCGGAAGAAATTGACATTATCAAAGGATTTGACGAACAGATTTCTAAGATTCCGACTTCCGCTGATTATACGCAGAACGCTGAATATGTCAAGTTAAAGGCTAAACAGGACAAGTTGCTTGCTGATATTGCAGAGTTAGAATCCAAGGGAGCGGATAAGGTTGTTGAGGACGCAAAATCTGATAAGGAAAAATTAAATAGCCAGCTTGATGAAGTAAATAAGATTATCGCACAGGCGGCTAACAACGTTATGATTGATGATCGCATCGAAACGCTTAGAGACGAACAGAAAGAAATCGGGCAGAAAGTTGCCGACCAGGAACAGATGCTTTACCTCTTGGAAGAGTTCATTCGTTTCAAGCTGAATAAGGTTTCTGAATCTATCAATAGTCATTTTAAGACAGTAAACTTCAAGTTGTTTGAAATGCAATTAAATGGCGGACTTAAAGATTGCTGTGAGTGTACTGTGAATGGCGTACCTTATTCAACCTTGAACAGCGGTCACGGAATCGTAGCAGGACTTGATATTATCCGTTCTCTTAGCGAGTTATACGGTGTAAGCGTGCCGATTTTCATAGATAACGCCGAATCGCTGAATGAGTTCAATGTGCCGGATATGGATGCACAGTTGATTCTTTTGAGTGTTTCAGAGGACAAGCAGTTGAAAGTGGAGGGTGTGTAGGATGGAAACGTTAGGGAAAATTTTAAGCATCGAAGAAATAACGAATGTATCTTTAGGAAATACCGGTTCGTTAAATGGTAGCAATGGGTCTAGGCTTGGCATCATTCAGATAATGAGCGGTTTAATGGGCGGTGCGTCTTATGATGGGTACAAAGTCAAAACGGATAAGCATGAATTTCTTTTGCTGATTGACAATGGACAATGTTGTTGTGAAAGCTGGGGATATTTCTACTTAAATGATGATGAACAGAAGTTTATAGGTTCAGAATTAAGAGCAGTAAATCTTACAGATAAGGCGCTTAATAAGAAAAAGGTAGATGAATCAGGCTATTACGAAGATTGCGGCGGTATTCAGTTTGTCGACTTTGAAACAGATAAAGGCACATTACAATTCGCAGTCTACAATGCGCATAACGGCTATTATGGTCATCCAATTATATTCGCAAAAGATAAAGAAATTTTCTATCAAGATACGTTATAGAAAGAGAGGTTATAGATAAATGCAGTATATCAAAGCAAAATTTCCAAACAGCACCAGAAGCTATACATACCGCACCGAGGATTCCGTAAAAGCCGGTGACACGGTTGTAAATGACAAGGGTGCAAAGCTGACTGTTACGGATGAATCAGTTGATATGAAGTGGGTAGAAAACTACGGTGCTGATAAGGTGGCGGTTGCGAAGAAGTATGAAGAATATCGCATTGTTGATATTCGAGATGCAAAAACGCACATTACAAGGTCGGATGGCAGATATCCATTGAGAATCGGCAGAATCACAAAGAAGCCAAACCCACATATTGGATTGCCAATGATTCTTGAATACGTCAGAAATGCTGACGGAACGGATTACTCCGGAAATACATTAAGGACAAGCTATGTTTGGGATTCATTTATCAACGAAAAGGGGAATCTTGTAGTTGGAACAATGAATAGCATGTATGAATTTGAACTTTTAAAAAATGCAGAAAGTGAGGAATAGATATGGTTATCAAAACAAAGACATTTTATGTAAATGGTAAGTCATGCAAGGTGGAACTTAAGAAAGAGGGTGCTGATTACCTTGCGGTAGTTGACGGCAATGTGTATGCAAAGACTCCAAACGAGTTGTATGCGGTGCAGAAATTTAACGAGATTTAAGGAAAGGACAGGTAAATAATTATGGCAGAAAACAACAGCTTAGAGGTACAGAAAGTCAACACTGCGGTCAGTCAGTGGACTAATTCAATCACGAATCTTGTTACAAAAGATTTCGAGTTATGCGGTGTGCCGTATGATGATTATTCAAAGCAGTGCGCCATGTCGGCTATGACAAGCATTTATCAGCTTGTTAAGGATAGCGATAAAATCAAGGATTTAAACGGACTTGACACATCGAATCTGCGAGAGGTTGTCGGTCAGTGCGCAAGCCTTAAACTCAATGCTAATGCAGTGCCGAGAGAGTGCTATTTTCAGCTTAGAACAAAGAAGTCCGGAGACAACTATGTGCAGGTTGTAGAAATGGGAATTGAGGGAGACGGCAACGATGCATTACTTCGTAACTATGGAGAGAATGTAGATACCGTATATCCTTGTTGGCTTGTTAAAGACGGTGACGAGTTTTCCTATCCAAAACATAAGGGCATCGAAATGACGCCGCCGGAATGGGAAGAAATGGGACGGTCACAGAAAGTTGTCCGTGTTGTTTATCCTCTGAAATTAAAGGACGGAACATTTCAGTATCTGATTGCAGAGAGAGACGGTGTAAAAGTTAATCTGTTTGCTCATGTGCGCAACAATCTGATGAATGAGACTTTCGGAATTTGTCAGAATCGTTACAAGGCATCAGCCGAACAGTTGAGCAAAATCAAGGCTAAGAAAGAGGAGATTTTCGATGCTTTGAGAAAATGCGCAACAGTTGATGAAATGTTGGAATGCGAAGTCGCAAAGCCTTATATCAGCGCGGCATGGCTCGACACACCGGAATCAATGATTGTTCGTAAAATGCGCAACAATGCAATCAAGAAGTATCGCAAGGACTTTAATAGCATGGCAAAGCAATCATTCAATCAGCTTGATGAAACCTATGTGCAGGCACAGGAAGAAATTGCTGAAAACGCAAATTCGGAGCCGTTTGTCGTAGCAGAATCCGAAGCGACCGAAAGTGCAGCAGTCGAGCCAGAGAAGGTAGCCGGAGAAGTTGCTGAGAATGACGAGAACGTACCGGACTTTATGAAAGATTAGGGAGGTTGCTATGAGAGTTATATCGCAGGACGGAACAATGGATGTACCATATGAAGTCAGTTCTTTAAATATGGTAGTCGGGAAATATGAAGATGTTGTAAATGCGGCTATTTATTGCTGCAACTCTTTTTCGACAATAAGAATGGCTGAATATGGTTCCGAAGAAAAGGCAAAGAAAGCTATGGAAAGGCTTAGAAAAATATATGAAAATAATGTGTTTTATCATTGTACAGCCGGTTCAAAGAGTTTTGAAGAAGCACAGAGCATTTTGAGCGTGGAACAATTTCGGAAAGCTACAATAGAATATTTTCAGTTTCCAGCAGAGGAAGAATTGGAGTAGAGTATGGGAAAAGCATTATTCGGACTAATAGCATTTATTCCTTGGCTTGTTTGGGTGATTGGATTCCCAATCTATAAGAAAATACGGAGTGAAAACGTTTGGGAAAGCAAGGTGTATATTCCGGTTATGTGGATTTTTACAGTTCTTGGATGGATTTTGAACCCGATTCTCCAGTATTTGTATTAAGAAAGTGAGGTGGTTTAAATGCTTATGCGTTGTTGCGGTTCATCATCGGCAGGCAACAGTTACGCTTTAATCAGCAATAGTGGCGAAATTCTTGCAATCGAAGCCGGATGCAAATTCATGGATTTTAAGAAAATGATTGATTGGAAAATAGCAAATGTTGCCGGATGCATTGTAAGTCACGAACACGGAGACCATGCACGATACATAAAAGATTTCATGAAATCTGGTATTCCGGTTTATACGGCATTTGAAACACAGACAGCACTTGAAACTATAACCGGAGAACGTACAATAGCCATTCCACCACGCAGAGTACGGCAAATCGGCAGTTTTACAGTAACACCCTTCAATGTACCGCATGATACAGAAATCGAGTGCTACGGCTATTTAATCGAGCATGAGGAAATGGGCAAGCTATTATTCTTGACCGATTTGGAATATTGCAAGTATGACTTTTCCGGTATAAAGGTTGAGCATATCATGGTCGAAGCCAATTATAGCATGGACTTGGTAGATCGGAATGAACCGAACTATGAACACCGTTTACGAGGTCATATGAGCCTTGATACAACACTTAAATTTATTCAGACAAACGACAACCCAGCTTTACGAAATGTCGTTTTAATACACTTATCGGACACAAGCGGAGATCCCGCGTTATTCCTACAACGAACGAAAGAAATAATTGAATATGGAGCAAATGTTTATGTTGCAGACAAAGGGTTAGAGGTTGATATGAACCTTTGTCCGTTTTGAAAGGAGAAAAGATGAAATTATACATTTACAGATTTTGGGGCGATAAATTTTCTTGTAGAGAAGTAGACGTAGAAGAAAAGCCAAAAACGTATATCATTACTGAAGAATCGGAATTTGAATATAAAGGACAGAGAATCCGCAAGGACGAAATTGGTGTGTTAAGCGGTTGCAGCCGGGATAGGGTCATTCTGACGGAGAAAAACAAGAAAAAAGCTGTTGAAATGCTTATTAGCAGGCAGAGCACTATTGTTGAGAGTTGCCGAGTACGTCTTGAATATGAAGAGAAAAAACTTGAGACCATCAAAGCGGAACTTGAAAAAGAATAATTAGGTTGAAACACCTTGGCGAAAGCCTAAAAGAAACTATCTTGTTTGGCGAATAGTTATCACAAACTTTATTGAAAGCCATGTTTTGGCGGTGCGTTTACCGTACCGCCCTTACAAAAGATTGGAGGAAAAAATTGAAATTATGTGAATACTGTATGGCTGAATTTGAGCCGAAGCGACCAGATCAAAAATACTGCAGACCCAACTGCGCAAGAAGATCTGCACAGTTTAGAAATTTTAAAAAGGCTGGAAGAATTGTGTATACAAGAATATGCCCGAAATGCGGCAGGCTGTTTATGACGATAGATAAACGCAAATTTGATTGCCAAGACTGCATCGGCAATGAAGTTAAAGAACGATTGAGAAAGCCAAAGAAAAAGGATGATGCAATCAAAGCTGTGAATCATACGGCACGCGCTTCCGGCATGAGTTATGGAAAGTTTGTGGCTCAAATGAGCATGAAGCCATTGGAGAGGAAGTGAATAAGTTGGATTATAAGAAATTTAGACAGGCAAAAGCCATAGAAGCCAAAAACAAGAAGAAATGGCTTGCATTGAATCCAAAACTGAACGATGAAAGCGGAATATATATTCTGACAAGGCAGGACGAAAATGGGTTTAGATATGCCTATGTGGGGCAGGCTAAGCGAATCTTAACCAGATTGTCACAACACCTTTCTGGGTATCAGCACATAGACCTTAGCTTGAAGTCTCATGGACTTTATTCAGAGGATAATCCATATGGATGGAATGTAACATCAGTACACTGTCCGATAGGAGAACTTAATGAACTTGAGCAGTATTATATTAAGTATTGTGCAGACAAAGGTTATCAACTTCGCAATAAAACAAGCGGTTCACAGGGCGAGGGAAAAGCCAAGATTGATGATTACCGTCCAGCAAAAGGCTATTATGACGGCATTAAACAAGGCAAAAAGAGTCTTGCCAAGGAATTATCGCATATCGCTGAAAAGCACCTTGAAATCCGTTTAAAGCCAGAGAAACATGGTAACAAAGTTTCTGAAAAACAGTATGAGAAGTTTATGAACTTAATCAATATTGAAAATTGTGAGGTAAATAATAATGATTGAAAAAAGGGTTTTGGACAAGTATTCGTCTTATGAAGCACAGCATGATGAGTACATAACCAAGTGTTATTGCTCCAACTGCAATGAGTATTTAGGTGCAAAGGGCAGTACGTATCTGGAAAGTAATAATACTTTAGATGGGAATATGAGATTTTGCCCTAAATGTGGAAAGCATATTTAATGTTTATTGAAAGTGGGTGATACAGAGTGAACAATGATAAGAAAGAGGAACAATGCAAATGGTATGTTACTCACACGCCCCATGGTTTCCCAATTTATGCCACAGAGTGCGGGAAAATGAGGATTAATTATGCGACAGGAATTGACATTTACTGTAATGCTTGTGGCAGAAAAATCAAGGTTGTTGATGATACGAAAGTGGGTGATTCAAAATGAAGATTTTAAGTAAGAAGAAATGCGAAGAAATTCTGAAAAGAATTACTGCAAATGAAATTATTCAGACTGAATACGGACTACACGATATTGAAGCAGAAACAAAGGCAACGGAAAATAGAGCAGAAATAGCTTTTATTGTTGGTGGCATTAAGGGAATGAATAAGGTGCAGAACACATTGAGAAAAAGATTGAAATAAATCAATCGGAACTTGAAGAAATAGGAGAGTGATTAAATGGCAGAAGTCAAGTGGATTAAAATCACAACAGATGTTTTTGATGATGAAAAGATTCTGCTGATTGAGAGTATGCCGAGTGCGGATAGCATTATTACGATTTGGTTCAAACTTCTCATTCTTGCCGGAAAACAGAATAACAACGGTGTGTTTATGATGAGCAACAAGTTGCCATTCACGGATGAAATGCTTGCCACCATTTTTCGCAGAGATTTGAACACGGTAAGGCTTGCGCTTAAGACCTTTGAAGAGTTTGGAATGATTGAAGTTGTTGACAACGTGATAACGATTCCGAATTGGAATAAGCATCAAACGCTTGACGCTTATGAGAAGAAAAAGGAACGTGACAGGCTATATCAGCAGAACCGGAGAAAGAAGCAGAAAAACCTAATTGAGCAAAAATCGCCCGATAAATCGTCTGATGTCGCTGTTTCAGATAAAGAAGAAGAAAAAGAAGAAGATAAAGAGAAAGAAAATATAAAAGAAAATTCGCTGTCGACCGATTCCGGAGATTTGTTTGATTTTGACGATGCATGGAAAAAGACTTTTAGCATATACCCCAAGAAAACAGCGTACAGTACCTCTAAAACGGCTTGGATGGATAAAGTGCTAGAAGTTATCGAAGAGAACCAACCAGACATTGCACGGCTGTTATACAAAGCCACAGAAGCATATTTGAGTGACTATCAAGAAAAGAATCCAGACGATAAGGATTTTCGGTACATTCCAAAATATGTTGATTGGCTGAAAAATGATTGTGATTATTGGTTGCAGATTGCGGAGAAACGAGGTGATTGCAATTGACAGAAGCAGAATTTGGAGTGATCGGGTGTGTACTGATTGACAATGATGTGCTAAATAGCATCTGGCGAACACTGAAACCGGAAATGTTTAGTTCGGATTTCGCGCAGGACACATACAAGGAAATGCTTGCAATGTATGACCGGAATGAAAGCATTGACCCAATGTCTTTATCAATGGCACTCGAGAATCACAAATACACGCAGGAACAGATTAGCGAATTGATGAAATCCTGCATTACCGGAACAATCACTTCAACTATGGTTAAAAGCTATGCCGATGCGGTTGCGAAAGAATACAAAGTAAGAACGGTTCGTGACATGTATCAGAAATCCAGCTTAAAACCATGTGACATTGATGATACAATCAGCGATCTTCTTACAAGACTTGAACATTTGCAAGAGGGGAAAGAAGTAAAGCTAAAACCAATTAAGCAGATTTCAGTTGAGAATAAAGACAAATATTTCAACGAAAGCGTTGGAGAGGGTGGTATAAAAATCGGGTTATCGCAACTTGATGATGCGCTTGGCGATCTTGAACGCGGTGATGTAACAGTAATTGCCGCAAGACCGGCAGTCGGAAAATCCGCACTCACAACACAGATTATCGGAAATATGGCAAAGAAAGGGCTTAAAATTGCATATTTTAACTTGGAAATGAGCGATAAGCAAGTGTATGAGCGATTTATTTCAAGACTTGCGGAAATCGGCTTAACGAGAATCAGAAGGGCAAAAGCATTTCTCGGTGATGAACAGGAAAAATTTAACCAAGCAAATGAAGAGATGAGCGATTATCAATTATGGGTGGCATCCGGGACTGTATCCCCGAGAGAGATAAAGTCAGAATGCAGACACCAAAACTTTGACGTTATCGTTGTTGACTATCTGCAATTGCTTATGCCGGATAACAGATATTCCGGAAGAAATGAAGAAGTAGCATCAATTTCAAGAGGTTTAAAATCGGTTGCAAGAGACTTAAATACACATGTAATAGCACTTTCACAGATAACAAGGGCTTCCGAAAGCAGAGACACAAAAGAGCCTACCATGGCAGAGTTGAGGGAATCCGGGGCAATCGAACAGGATGCGTCAAACATAATTATGCTGTGGAATCTGTCAGACAATGACAAGGGAGCCAAGGGTGTAAAAATCGAGAAGAACAGGCAGGGAATGACAATGCGCGAAGCAATGGAGTTTGATGGAGATCACATGAAGTTTGTTGAAATCGAAAAACCGCTTGATGATGTTGTTGCGGAAATAAAAAAGAAAGAACGTGGGGACGGATTCAAGCCATACAATGGTAATTGTCCATTTTAGAGGTAGTGGCTATGGCAAGTGCAAAGATTGAAAAGGGTTCGGAAGAATGGCAAGTATTTATGGATTATTGGCAATTCATTCAGAAATACTATTCACCGGACAACACTGATTCTTGGTGGGATGAAGTTGTAAAAGCCGGAGAATCATTGATAAACAAATACAAGGGCATGGAGATTGAAGAGCGTGCAAGACAGCTTGTATTGAGCCATTTTGCATGGTTGGAAATCACATACAGAAAGGAGAAAGCAAAGAAATGAGCAACGCTTTGAGACGGAATAAAAAGCCGGCATTTTACACAAAACAGGAAATGCGGATTATCGGGCAAAATGATTTTGAAAAGAGAAATGCCGATAAGGTTATATCAAAATCATACAAAGATTTTGTCGTGATTGGGTACATAATTCTACATGACAAATTCGGATTCGGACAGGCAAGAATCATCCGGTTGCAGGATTTTTTGAAATCCTACTTAGATGAAGCAGCATCCGGTGGAAATACCGGAAAGGACTTGTCTGTTTATCTGAAAAGTAAATACGGAATCGACATAAAAGAGGAAGTCGGAAAAATTCCGCAAAGGCAGTTAATGAACCTGTATGCAAAGAAAGGTTTCTGTATCGAGCGTGAAGCATACAGGCTTTCCGGTGCGTCTTTGTTTAATTATTTTGCACTGACACTTACGATTCTAAAAAAGGAATTTAAGATAACAGCGAAACAGTTGCAGTATTTCACGGACAAATTCGTCGACTACATTGATACGTCAGCTAATTACAAGCAGTTTCAGTTGACGTTGCCGATGATAGCGGAGAGTTTGGCGAATGAGATTAAGTTTGTGTGTGACTTGGAGGTGTGAATATGCTGAACAGAGAGAAATACGCAAAAGAAATTTTAGATATTGCGTGTAAGGGAGATAAAATTGCAGTTCGCAACGGGAAAATGACTTCTTGTGACAATCTTCTTTGCAAAGATTGTGATTTCGGTTATTCAGATTGTAATGAAAAAATACTGAAATGGGCGAATAGCGAGTATGTTGAGCCGCCTGTTGATTGGAGCAAGGTAGCGGTCGATACGCCGATTCTTGTGAAAGACGTAAAAAGCGGCGAGTGGAATCGGGGATATTTTGCAATGTATGAAAACGGCACGGTGTTCACTTGGTATCATGGAGCAACATCATGGAGCGCAGAAGGTGAATCAGATATTGCAAGTTGGAAATTCGCGAAGCTGGCAGAAAGTGAGGAATAGACATGGAGAGATTAACAATTGATGAGATAATCGAGCATTGCGGAAGAAAAACAGGAATGTACGAAAAAGCTTGTGATGTTAAGCATCTTGAAACAGCAGTTATGGGTAATGGGATAAAAGAATATTGGGAGCATAAACAGGTTGCTGAATATTTAAGAAAACTCAAAGAATACGAGGACTTAGAGGAACAGGGAAGACTTATCAAGTTGCCGGTAAAAGATGACGCGACAGGATATAGAGAATGTGTTCATATAAAGTCTACATGCTACCACGAGGATTACAAGTGTTCAGAATGCCCTCTTACTGAATTACTTTGTGATGAATTTTACGAAGCAATAGATAGGTGCTATGAGGAAGCATACGCAAGCGGATGCCTTGCAGGCATGGAACTAGGAAAATACAAAGCGGAAGCAGAACTGGAAGAATTGAGAGGTGGAGAAAATGGATAAATTCATTGAAAGTGTAAGCAAGTGTGACTTTGATAGAAGAATATCGGAAGTTGTTGAAATGCTTGAAGAAAAACAACTTTATGGAACTATCAGTTTGATAAAAGATTTGAAATATTATCTTGACTTAGCCACAAAGGAAAAGACACACGACTGCGATTGCCAGCGCAACAGCAATTCGAGAGATAATGAGCCTTGTTGCAGATGTGATAGAAAAGTTTCAGAAAATGATGATACAAAAAACAAAGTTACATCTCTGGAAATTATCGTAAGGATGATAGACAACAAGCCATATTACGAAATCAAGTACAAAAAAGTCGGCGAAGATTATTACCATGTAGGTTACAGTTCATTCAATATTGATAATGTATTGAAATGGCGTGATGAGTGTTTTGAACTTGTTGATGTGAAATTGACTAATTCCGACAGAATAAGGAGCATGACGGACGAGGAATTAGCAGAGTATTTACCGGTAGTTGCAGATTTCATTTGTAAGCCAACGAAAAATTGCATAAGAAACACGTTGTGCAATCGCGGTGAATGTGAACGAACAAAAGAGTGTGCCGCGAAGTGGTTGAAAGCGGAAAGTGAGGATGTGTAGAAATGGGAGTTTTGCTTGCATTATCAACCATATTTATATGGGGTCGGCTGGTTAATATTGATTGCGACCTAAAAGATATCAGCGAAGAACTGAAAAAGATGAACGAAAGGAAAAATGATGGAAGATAGATATTTATTCCGCGGAAAGCGGATTGATAATGGCGAATGGGTGGAAGGATATCTGTCATACCCATTTTGCACGAAAAAGGGCAACGAAAGTTATTATTTCTACGCAAAGGATAGTTTGGGTTTTTTCTGTCGTTGTGTTGTAGATGCATCTACCATCTGCCAGTGCACTGGACTTAAGGATAAGAACGGCAATCTAATTTGGGAGAATGATATTGTAAAAATAAATAATAGCAAGGCGAATACGGTTGTAGCATTTAGAGATTTTGAAATTATATGTACAATTCCTAACGAAAAATATTATAAGCATAGGCTTGAATATGATACTGAATATGAAGTTATCGGCAACATTTTTGACAATCCGGAACTGTTGGAAAGTGAGGAATAATATGACAGAGAGTGAAGCAATTAAAAGAATTAAAGAATGCAGAAATACACCAAATTTTCAACCATACATATATATGAATGAAGCGTTGAATATGGCAATTAAAGCACTTGAAGAAGTACAACAGTACCGCGCAATCGGCACACCAGAAGAATGTCGGGAGGCGGTGGAGAAGCAGGCGGCGAAGAAACCTATATTTAACCATAACCTTAGTGATACTCTTTCTATATTCCATTGTGAATGCGGAAACAAAATTAAAGTCAGTCACGATATAGGGATAATGAATAACAACAATGCGCCAAATTACTGTAGCAAGTGCGGTTGCAGGTTTGATTGGAGTGATGAAGAATGATGTTTCAATCGTACATAAATTTCTTTCTACTAATACTTATAGCCGTTAGGTTAGATATTCTAACAGAATTTGGAGTTAATCTTTTTTGCATTCTGTCAGTTGTAGCGATGATTGGACATGAGATTTTTGATTATTTGAAAAGAGGAGATAAAAAACGATGGGACTGATTGATGCAGACGCACTAAAAGAATATTGCATGCGTGCGAGTAAATCTGATGATGAATTTAGGAGAGTAAGTTTGGCAACATTGGCGAGCGTGATAGATGCACAGCCGACCGCATACGATGTGGACAAGGTTGTGGCGCAGTTGGAGGAACTAAAAAGAAGATATGGCATCGAGGAATTTGCGATTAAGGGAATTATTTGTAAAGCAATCGAGATTGTGAAAGGTGGTGGAGCAGATGGTTAATTTTGACAGATTTGACTTTCTGTTTGATACACAAGATGTATATATTCTCCCGACAATTAGGATAAGCACACAGCATGAAATGATTGATAAAAATTTCAACATTCAGATTCATTTTGCAGTATTTCATTTTAGATGGAGGTGGGTAGATGGCGATTAAACCGATTTTATTCAACACAGAGATGGTTCGGGCAATTCTGGATGGACGGAAGAGCTGCACTCGGCGTATATGCAAAGATGCAAATGAGTATACCGTACCGGATATGGATTTTTACAATGCTGACAGGCGGACTTATGCAGTACATAACTTTGCTGATAAGGAGCAGATGGAACAGTTAAGTACAGCGGAGAGAACCTGTCCTATCTGTCCGGACGATATCCTGTATGTCCGGGAAACATGGGAGCGTTTTGAGTGCTGGAATTGCGAGGGAGACGAAATAGGAAATTGCCCCAAGGAACCACAGAAAAGTGTTTTGGATAAAACCTGTGGTTGCTATATGTACCGGGCAACAGATGAAATGTTACAGGAAATGGAGAAGTTGGATGCAGTAAAAGAAGGAATAGACCCAAGATTATGTATTAGTTTAGGTCACGCATTGATGAAATTCAAGAAGTTATGGAACTCGACTATTAAGAAATCCGACCTTGACTGCTACGGCTGGGATGCGAATCCTTGGGTGTGGGTTATCGAGTTTGAACGGTGTGAGAAACCGGAAGGAGTGTGAGGTATGAGTAAAAGCAGAGCCAGTAAAATGAACGGCTATCGTAGCATGGTAAGCCGTCAGAAAAATGATGTTTTTAAGTTTAAGTCTAAGAAGAAAAAGAAAGGGTGATTCAGAATGAATTTGCTTGAACACTATGTAACAAACATAACTCACGAAGAACCAATCGAAAAGAACGGAATGTTATTTTTCAAGGTTGTATGTGATGTTGATTGCTATGGTAACAAAGAGATTCAGAAAGAAGTTTTACTTTCAGAAGATAGTTATGCAGAAGCTAAAAGTAAGGGATATTATTTAGCCTAAAAGTGAGGTGATTTAGAGTGAAGATTTTAAGCAAGAAGAAATACAACAAACTCATTGAAGATCTTGAGGAATCGCAGAAAAAGGTCGAGGAACTCAAAAGGATAAACGAGAGTATCGGGAAAAAGCTGGAAGATAAAAAGACAAGTTGCAAGGCAAATGTTGGAAAAGATTTTTGTAATGTTTGCAAAAATTCTTACAGTTATAAGAACTATAATGGGCTTATTCCCATTAACTGTGTAGGTTGCTTGCTTGCTGTGTCTTGTGAGGATTTTAAGAGAAAAGAAAGTAGGTGATTCAAAGTGAGTAACAATGTAGAGATAGTAATAGCACAGGCTTTAATGATGAGAATTAAAGATTATGCAGAAAGAGCCTTGGATAAAAAAGATGTAACACTTGATATGGCTATGGTTGAAATACGTGATACAGTTGACGCTTATGACGAGTATTTTCAGACAGGCAGAAAGCCACAGTAACTAACTAAAAATCAAAGAAAGGAATAGGTTGTGCGCACATAAAACCGAGGTTTCCTTTTGGTAGATTTTATGAATTTTGAAAATTATTCTTGTGATAATCAAATGAGCATATTTGACTTCACAAGAGAACCAATCAGTATAACAAAGCCTATCCGATTAATAGAACTTTTCGCCGGCTACGGCAGTCAGGCAATGGCACTAAAGAGAATAGGCGCTAAGTTTGAACATTACAGAGTTGTTGAGTTTGATAAGTACGCCATGGCAAGCTATAACGCAGTACATGGTACAGATTTTCCCACAATGGACATAACTAAGGTTCATGCAGAAGATTTGAATATCTGTGACACAAATACATTCACTTACTTACTTACTTACTTACTCGTTTCCTTGTACGGATTTATCAGTTGCCGGAAAGCAAGCCGGAATGTCTAAGGGAAGTGGCACAAGAAGCGGTCTGTTGTGGGAAGTTGAGAGAATACTAACAGAAATCAGAGATAGTAACGGAGAATTACCACAGATTTTGTTCATGGAGAATGCGCCGCAAGTACATAGTCAGGATAATATGCCCGACTTTAGAAAGTGGTTAGATTTCCTTGAAAGCCTGGGTTACACAAATTACTATCAAGATTTAAACGCTAAGAATTATGGTGTAGCACAAAATCGTGAAAGATGTTTTATGTTTTCGTTCCTGGGCGAGTACAATTACCATTTTCCACAGCCCATACCACTCAAAAAGAAGTTGAAAGACTATCTTGAGGATAATGTAGATGAAAAGTATTACATCAACAATGAAAAGGCTGACAAGCTGATAAGACAGCTTATTGACAATGGTACATTACCACAGCACAATCTTGACAGACAGACAGACAGACAGACAGACAGACAGACAGACAGACAGACTTGCGTTGACGGAACAATCAATAAACCGCAGCAAAGAGAAGTCGCAAACTGTATCAAGGCAAGATATGACTGCGGAATATCAAACTTGCGGTCAGACGGAAACCTTGTTGTTAAGCAATCAAGCAACTCAGATTGAAAAGCAGATTGATATTGCAACGACTCTTATGACAAGGGATTATAAAGGTTTTGGAAATCAATCTATGAATGGAGTGATTGAATGGAAGTGATAGGTAGCATATACACCGGAGTGACAGCAGATTTTCAAAGAGGTGTATATCCGATTGCAAGATGCGTAAAGGCTGAAAACCACGATTTAGGAGTAATTATGGCAGATGTAAATGTAATAGGTTCTCTTGAAGCAAAATTTGAGAGTACCAACAGAATTTATGATGTAGGGGGGTGTAGTCCAACATTGAGTACAATGCAAGGTGGAAATCAAGAGCCTAAAATACTTGAAGTAAAACAGTTGGGATTTATGGATAATGGCACAGGTAAGCACCAATCAAACACAGTATATGATGAAAATGCACTTTGTCCTAACATCACAACAGTTGAGGGTGGCGGTACACAACAGATTAAAATATGTACCGAAAGTCAGATAGTTGCTATGCGTGTCAGAAATCCCGATAATCCGTCAGATAGAACTGCGGGAAGCCCGACAGGGCAGAGATTAGAGGTAAATATGCAAGGCACAAGTAATTGCTTAACGAGTGTGCAGAAAGACAACCTTGTTATGGAAAGCCAAGTATTAACACCAAAGCGCACGGAATACGGCAAACAGATACGAAAAACATATGAAAGCGGTAAGATACAGGAGAGCAGACACAATATGACAGAATTAGAACCTAGACAAGATAATGTGTCTAATACGCTGACAACAGTGCAAAAAGACAATTTATTGCTTGAAAAACCTCAATATCGTATCAGAAAGCTAACACCGAGAGAGTGTGGACGGCTGATGGGTGTATCTAATGAAGATATTGACAAAATGGCAGCAGTAAACAGTAATACGCAGTTGTATAAGCAATTCGGAAACAGTATTGTCGTAGATGTTATGTGTGCTATGTTTAAAAACTTAAATATCAATCAATAAAATAAGGAGAAATGGCTTATGAAATTTACAAAATTCATTAAGCCAGAACTTGAACAAATCAAAGAAAATGCCAATTTCACGGAAGAAGAGGAGAGGATTTTCTCTCTTCTCTGCCGTGGTTTTTCACAAAAGCAAATATCCACAAAAGAAAATCTATCACTAAGAACGATAGAGTACAGAGTGAGAGATATAAAAGATAAAATAGAAAGAACGGGGGTATTTGATTGGATGAAAAAGAACTGTTGAAATATGCCGTTGATAGTGGTATTCTCGACATAGCACTTGTGCAGAAACAAGTCACTATGCAAAAGAGAGAAAAATTACTCAACAAAAATCCCTATAAAATCTATCAAGGAAAGGATGAGAACTGGTACTCATATCTGCCGGATGAAGTAAAAGGCAGACGTAAAATCAAGGCAAAGCGCAGAGAAGCGGTCGAGCAAAAAATCATTGATTATTGGAAAGAGAGAGAGGATGACCCTACAGTAGAGGAAATCTTCAACCGTTGGATTTCACAAAAGCTGGAACTTGAAGAAATCAGCAGGGCAACCTATGACAGATACTTAATGGACTTTCAGAGGTACTTTGACGGTATCAAGGATAAGAGAATCAAAAGTATAGACGAATGCGACCTTGAAACGTTTATACGAAATAGCATCCATGATTTCAACATGACTTCCAAGGCATTCTCAAACTTCCGAACGCTGATTTATGGAATCTTTAAGTATGCCAAGCGGAAGAAGTATGTCAAGTTTTCCATTACATACACGCTGAAAGACATGGATATATCGCCAAAAGCGTTTAAGCACGTAGTCCGACAGGCAAAAGACCAAGTATATATGCCGGATGAAAAGGAACGCATGGAGATGTACTTAAGGAATCACTTGGATATTGTGAACCTTGGATTGCTATTCATGTTTAAGACAGGAGTCCGTGTCGGGGAATTGTCGGCATTAAAGCGGAAAGATGTTGAAAACTACACGGTTGCAATCAATTCTACAGAAACACGTTACCGTGATGATGATGGTTTCCATTATGAGGTCAAAGATTTTCCGAAATCAGAAGCCGGATTGCGATTTGCTATCTTGCCGGATAAGTACAAATGGATTCTTGATGAAGTACGAAAGAGAAATCCCTTCGGGGAATATCTATTTGAGAGAGATGGAGAACGGTTGAAATCCTACAATTTTCGTGAACGTTTGCGGTATATATGTGAACATGAACTGCGAATGAAAGTGAAATCTCCACACAAAATCCGAAAGACATACGGAAGCATTCTTCTTGACGGAAAAGTGAAAGAGTCCACAATTCTTGATACTATGGGGCATACAGACATTAGTTGCACAAAAGATCATTATTATTTTGATCGTACCGGAATTGAGGAAAAGAGACAGGAACTTGACTTGATCGAAGCATTATGAGTCCCTCGTACTCAAAGGTACTCAAAGAAAAATTGAAAGAATGGCTATTTTAAGCCATTTAAAGGCAATTACTCTAGGGTTCGATTCCCGTACGGACTGTTTTACAAGTCGCATAAACACTGTGTTTGCGGCGTCTTAAAAAAATTGGTACTCAAAATGGTACTCAAAAAACTGAACACAAAAGAAAGGAGTCTGCGCAAGTGCTTTAGATTCTTTTCTGAAAATGGTAGACTTGGAACGCTTTGAGCGTTCTTTTTTATGCGGTTTTTCTGCTTATTTTTTGCGGAAGAACCGTATTTTTTTATGCAAAAATATAAGCATAGGAGGGATGCGGAATGTTATTTACGGATGAAATTCTTGAAAAAATCTTAACAAGAGAAGATGTGTCAAAGGTTCCGCTTGTGTATCAGTCAGCGATGATTCACGCAATCAAGGAAGTATTGGAGGAAGAGAATGTATCAGATGCAAAATCAGAATATGGCATTTAACCCAAACCCAAGCTATGCCGCTTATCAGTACAACCCAATGCAGAGGTTTCAGCAACCAGAGCCACAGATTCCGCAGATGCAACCACAGTTTCTTGGAATCCAAGGAAAAGTAGTGCAGTCGGAATCAGCAATCATGGCAAATGATGTGCCTATGGATGGAAGTGTTGCGTTTTTCCCGATGCAAGATATGAGCGCAATCGTTGCGAAACAATGGGATGCCAATGGAACAATTAGAAAGACCGTTTACAAACCTTTTAATGAGCAGATGGCAGATTCTTCTAGTGATAATAAAAAAATTGAAATAGGGCTGTCTGACGATGCGACAAAGGCTATTACTGACAAATTGGATTGCTTGTTTGGAAAGATGGAAGAGTTGGAAGATAAGCTATCTTCGCAAACGCAAAGAAAATCTTCACGAACACAAAAGGAGAGTGAGTCTTAATGAATCCTATGCAGATGTTACAGGGAATAAGAAACCCACAGCAGTTTTTACAACAAATGATGGGGAATAACAGCGTAATGAGCAACCCTATGGCTCGCAATGCTATGCAGATGGCACAGAAGGGTGATTCCAAGGGCATCGAACAGATGGCTAGGAATTTGTGCAAAGAAAAGGGAATTGACGCAGATAAGGCTTTTGAGTCATTTAAAAGCCAATTAGGAATGTGATACTAATTCTTGCAAGATTATGTATATAAAAATGAATTATGGAGGTAAATTCTATGTTTAACACAGGTAATTGTGCATCCGTTCCGCTTGTTGCGAACATTGACGGAAACGGAAATAACAATGGATGGGGCGCAGAAGGCTCATGGTTATGGTTCATTATCGTTATCTTTGCCATCTTCGGATGGGGTGGATTCGGTAACGGATTCGGAGGAAACGGAATGAATGGTGGTGTCGGAAGCGAAATCCAGCGCGGATTTGATAATCAGGCGGTTGTGTCAAAACTTGATGGCATTACAAACGGACTTTGTGACGGATTCTATGCAGTGCAAACCGGCATGAATGGCATCAACACAAACATTTTGCAGACCGGATTCGGCATCCAGCAGGCTATCAATGCTGATACAGTCGCTAATATGCAGAATACAAACGCATTACAGTCACAGCTTGCAAACTGCTGCTGTGAAACAAGAGAAGCTATCCAAGGCGTAAACTACAACATGGCAACTAACACTTGCGCATTGCAGAACACCATGAACAGCAACACGAGAGATATTATCGACAGTCAGAACGCAGGAACACGCGCTATTCTTGATTATCTCTGCAATGAGAAAATCTCTAGCTTACAGGCAGAGAATAGCGACCTTCGCAGAGCGGCTTCACAGGATCGTCAGAGTGCACTGCTTACAACTCAGATGGCGGCTCAGACACAGCAGATTATCAATGCAGTAAATCCGTCTGCAATCCCGGCATATGTCGTACCTAACCCAAATGCTTATGCATATGGATGTGGATGCAACACCGGATGTGGCTGCTAAAACTGAATAATTGAGTATCTTAATTGAGTTTAACTCGATCATGTCTGCTATGCAGTATTACTTATAACCAAAGGGCAGACTGTAATGTTTGCCCTTATTTTATGAAAGAGAGGTAAAAATAATGGAAGTAACAGGAATTGCATTACAAACCGTTGCCGCTGGAGAAGATGTGGCATTCACAGAAACTGCAGTAAACGGAACAAAATGTATCGTACACAGACAGGGAAGTGGAATTATCAAGTTAAGAGGTATCACAAATCAGTGTAAGGCTAGATTTTTGGTATCGTATTCCGGCAACATTCAGATACCGACAGGCGGTACAGTTGGAGCTATTTCGCTTGCCATTGCAGTAGACGGAGAGCCTTTACAGTCAACACGAATGATTGTAACACCGGCAGCAGTACAAAATTTATTTAACGTTTCAGCTCAAGCATACGTGGATGTACCTTGTGGCTGTTGCAGTACTGTAGCCGTGCAGAATACGTCCGCACAGGCTATCGAGGTTCAGAACAGTAATTTGATTGCAGTAAGGGAGGCTTGATATTATGCATAAGTTTGCGAAACAGATTATGGATTGCGTGAAAGCCCACGTTGACGGCATCGGAATTGAGAATTTTGAGGGTCAGAACCTTGATGATCTCAAGGATTGGACGGAGATTGCAAAGAACATCGTATGCTTTGACAAGGACTATAACATTGTTGAAGCCATGAAAAAGTCTGAAGATGAAGAAATCATGCGCATGGTGGAAGAATTTGGAGATTATCCGGGAAGAAGATACTATAATGAGTACCGGTACTCAAACGGCAGATTCGCACCGAAAGGGCGTGGAACACGCAGAGGATATGCAGAACCGCCATATTATCATCAGATGCCGGAAGATTACCACGAATGGGAGAGAATGCCGGAATACGACCGAATGAGAGACCTTGACAGAATGAGTATGGGAAAGATGTATTATTCAGAGCCTATGAGCGGAAATAACGGCATGAGTACCGGTACTCACGATGCAAGAGAGGGCAGAGCCGGTATGAGTCGGAGAAGTTACATGGAGACAAAGGAAATGCATAACGGAAATTCACCGGAAGATAAGGACGCAAAGATGAAAGAACTCGAAAAGTACATGAAATCTCTTTCGGAAGATGTGACCGAACTGTTTTCCGGTATGTCCCCAGAAGAGAAACAGTTAACCAAGACAAAGCTGACTACGCTTGTCACGAAAATGTAATAGAGAGGGCATTTTGCCCTCTTTGTTTGCGAGGTGGTAAATTGTTCACAATAAACAACGAAATGTGGAATTTGGTCAAAGTATCGCGTTACAGCGATATGCTACAGAGAAGTGATGGAAGCAGAACGGTAGGAATGACCGACAGGGACACGAAAACGATATATCTTGCGGATGATCTACGCGGAAGATTCCTTGACCGTGTGTTATGCCACGAATTGTGTCATGCGTTCTGTCTTTCGTATAATGTATACATGGATATTGACACAGAGGAAATTTTAGCAGACTTCTTGGCTACATACGGAAGAGAAGTATTTGAAATAGCAGACAGACTATTGATTGAACTTATGGAGGTTGCATAATGGATAAAATTTCAGAACTCTTACAGTACGTGCACCGGACGAATCCGGAAATGACTAGGGAAAGGCTGATAGAAGAGTTAAGCAAAAGCGACTATGCGGCGCGGTCTTTGATTTTTACGAAAGAAAACATCGTTTCGCTAGGGCAAAAATAAATCCGGCGGTTTGAATCGCCGCCGGAATTGTGTCAGACTTTCGGAATGTAAGAACCTTTCATTATTTCTATAGCGAGTTTCGCGCCTTCCGTCATGTAAAAATCATTATTCTTTGCACAGCAACTAAAAAGCAGTTCCTCGAACTCTGAATATAAATTTTCACTTAATAACCCTTTTAGCTTCTCTGTTAAGGGAGAGAAGTATTCAACAAAGGCATTTCCGGTTTCATTGTCAAGCTGACTTGAGCATACAATTTTAATAAATTCATCCATTTTAGTAGTCTCCTTCTTCTGTTAATAAATAGTTGATATATCCTGTCGCAAGTCTGGCAAGACTTTTACTGCCATCCAACAAGTCCAATTTGTACTCTGGTCTATAGCCAAACCTCTGCACGTAGAACTTTTCTTCAAGTTCTAAGTCGTAAATGTCAGATAGCTCCACGAGAATCTTGTGATATAAAAATTTTCTCGTCCACCCAAACTGTTCCATGATAATTTTTAATTTCCAATTATTTTTTCTGAACCACGCTCCGCGTGATGCGTCCAATTGCTGTTTTGAAATGTAACAATCTGCAAATAGGTCATCATTTTTCGGCAATGCCGCCTGTGGTTTCTTTATGGCTTTCTCCATGTCGGTAAAACGTTTCACGTATCGGGCAGTAAATACGATGCCTTTTTCTCCGTTGAATTTGTTCGCAAGAAAATCACATCCTAACTTGGTTACTTTGTAGCACTTGTTTTCTTTTCCGGATTCATCTTTGTAGGTAGATGGAATGAAATAATCACTCGCACCTAAATTGTGGTGAGTCAAAATTTCAATGATTCCTTCAGTATGTTTTCCCTTTACATCCTGTCCTTCCAATTTTCTTAAAACTCTGTCGTGACGCATTTCCATCATTTCTGCAATCTCTAAAGTAGTGATGGTTTGTTCTATTTGTGCCATATTTGTGCCCCTTTCTGTAACTTATCAATTACTGTTGTAACTCTTTAATTACATTATACGGTTTATTTTGTGATTGTCAAGTATTGTTTGTAATTAAATAATTGAATAATAAATTTATTTATGATATTATTGAAACACGTCAAGAGAGAGGAGGCGGTACATTGTTTGCAAAAATCGTAAAACATACGCTTATTGAAAAGGAATTAAGAGTGACCGATCTAGCAAGACTTATTGACACCAGCTCACAAAATCTTTCGCAAAAAATGAAACGTGACAACTTTTCAGAAAAGGAAATGCGACAGATTGCGGATGCATTGGGGCTTGATTTAGAAATTGTAATGAAAGAGAAGAAATAAGAAAACCCGCCTAACTGGCGGGTTTTTGATGAAAGAAAATTTTTCCCGCGCCCCAAAAAATATTTCGTAATTTTTTTGTACCCCCCTGGGGTAGCGTTTTTTGGGTCAAGATTCCATTTTCACGGATTCTCAAAAACGTGTAACAAACGTGCAATTATCTGCGACATTCCGCAAATAACACAAATACACCATATATTATGCTATATATAGATAATTCATTGATGATATTTGATGATATTTCCGATCACAGGCAAACGCCAGAAGACGCTTGCCCGACTATAGTTATAGTCTAGCATAGACCGCATTTTACCACTTGTCAAGATAGTTTTTCCCATCGTACCGGCTGTAAGTGTGTGTTACGTTTTCCGGTCTTTGCGTGATCTGCATCCAATCCCCGCCACGTTGGGCGGTTATTTTGATTTTTGCAGATTCCACCCATTCCACGCCCTCAAACTTTGAGTAGCCGCACATTTTGCCGGATATTTCCAGATAACCAAGGGCAGACACCCGGCGCATGATTTCCCTTTTTCCGATATACTCATATTTTCCCATCTTTCCCACCTCCTTATATTGTGTTTATTTGTCAATTTGCGCATGGAAACCGATTTCCATGTAGTCCGCGCTCCCGGAATCGAACCGGAACGGATGCACCAAGCACGCGAAAAAGGCGGAATGGTACCGCCTTAAATTACAACAAAATCCCCTTGAAATCCTGTTGTTACGATCATTTTTCCGTCAGATCTGCGGTACACAACGCCGCATCCGTCCGCAAAAGTTGACCACACGAGCCATCCGGGCGGTGTGAGGTTTTCACCGGTTTTATAATCCAGGAATGAGTAACGCGGAATAACGCCACTTTTTTCTTGATCTAGCGCGTTGTTAATTGCTTGCGATTCTGTCACAAGCACAACGCCGTTTTTTGCGTGCAAAACATAGTTATTTTCATTCATTTTTTATTTCTCCTTTTCAATTTCATAAAACCGCCGCCGGTAGTGATCCGGCGGGCATCCTCTGCGGCGGCTAATTCAAACAGTTTTCAATATTTTTCGCAAGGTGCGGAAAGGCTTTTTCTATGTCTTGTACGCTGTCGGCGTAATAATCACCAACAATTTTCCCGAAAATGCGAAGATTTCCGGAATAAAACCCGCCTAAATCATTAAAATATATGTCTAATCCTGTCACCTGTTCCGGCTTGTCACCATACCACATATCAATATTTGTTTTTCCCATTTTCAAGTCCTCCATATTCAAATTTTTCCAGTTTCCCGGTAAAAGCAAGCCGGGGAATCGAACCCCGGAAGCGCCAACCTTGCTAATTAATTATTTTGCTTTTGCAGCGTGTTTTGTAAGCTCTCTGTAAAGCAGATTACATGCTGTCGCTTCTGCCTTATCCTCTGTATATCTGCCTTTTTCCTCTTCTGTCTCGTCTAAAATATCAGCAAGCCAATCAACGGCAGAGCCAAGAAAAATATCATCAGAAATAGGGAAAGCTGTAGGAAGTCCTGCCATCCAGTCGCAAAACAAAGAATATTTACTAATTCTTCCGGCTCTATACTGACAATCATATTTAATTTTCTCGTTCTCAAAAGCCGTTAAAATGTCTTTGCATATGTCGTTGTAGTCTGTCTTTGCTTCCTTGTTGCCATATGTGTAATATTCCTCTGCTGCTTCGTAACTCTCCATGATTGCGTTTTTAATTGCTTCCATTGTTTCTTTGCTGTTTGTTCTTCTCATTTCTTTTTACCTGTGCTATAATATAGCTACCTTTCTTTTTTGATTGGTGGCGGTTCGTTCTTGGTAGGAGTGACCGCCTTTTTTGTTTTCTGTGCTTCATTTGATGCTTGTATCATATCACTAAATTTAGTGACAGTCAATAGTAAATATCACTTTTTTTAGAAATATTTTTCTTGACTTTTCCAGATAGGAAAAGTATGATTGATTTAAGAAAATCTATATAGAAAGGAAGGTACGCAATGCTAAAATACAGATTTGATGTAGGGGACGCGTTGGAGCGTATCGGCTTTAACTCCTACATGGCTAAAACAAGCGGATTGTTAAGTCAAGAAACGCTCAAAAAAATAAAACGTGAGGACACAAATATAAATGCAAAGAGCATTAATAATCTTTGTCTGCTTTTGGATATGCAGCCGAAAGACATCTTTATATATGTAGAGAGTCCGGAAGATTTGGAACTGAAAAAGAAATTGCAAAAAAAATAAAATATCACTTGTAAAAGTGATATATGTGTGCTATAGTATAGTCAGATCAAGAAAACAGCACAGAGCCGAAAGGAGTAGAGAATATGTTAAAATTAGAAAATCTGAAGAAGAAGAATGAGAACGGAATGACCCTGTATTTTTATGCGGGGTTGGGTTGGGTAACCGCAGAACGGTTGAGCCAGCCGGATGTTGCAGAGAACGAAGCAGTCAAAGATTTTGATTGCAATCCGGAAAATTCCAGAAAGTGCTCCGACTGCCCGCACAACCAAAATTTTTCGGATTGGCAAGACAAATTGCCGTGCGGTCAATGGCACTGCTGGGTTGACGTAACTTACCAGAAAGGAGAAACGAGATATGAAAATTAACGGAATCGGAACAATTAGCAAAGACAAGGCTATGGAGATTTTGACAAGAGAAGGACGCGAGGCTGTAAAAGCCGGAGAGATCACAGCAGAAGAGCTTGGCGAAATGTACAAGCTGGAGATGGTAAAGAAAGCGTCCAAGATTGGACGGAACAGCGATACATTCCGTGAATCGTATAAGTGGATTCCGGAAGATCTGAAAGAAGAGCTTACACCGGAACAGCTTGGAAGGCTCACAGATGCATTTCATGAATGCTACGGAGCAGGGAAGAACGCATAAGAAAGAGGGGAAAACATATATGATTATCAAAGATTGTGAAATGACAAAAAATGAATTAGACAGGGCTATTAACAAGGTGCTTTTCGGCGCACACGGCAATTGGAAAGGTTGGAAACAATTAATTTTGCTTTCTCAGTGTGGAAAAATGGAGTTAAAAGTTGCACCAATGGATTATTGGCAAGGGGATTATGACAAGGTTTGTGATTTGACTTTAGACATGGACCCGGAAAGATCATACATTTTTACGATAAATGACGAAGAAGTGACCAGATCAAAGGTTATGGAAAAAGCGTGGAAAATATACAGCAATGAAAATTCTTGCTGTAGAACGCATTTGTAAAAATAGGGGCTGTATTATACAGCCCCTGCGGCGCGAAATACCTCATAAAGTGAGTATTTCAAAACATCTCATGTTACGGTTTATTTTTTGAAATATTCTACAAATCAAATATTTCAATACATCTCATGTTACGGTTTAAGTGCGCCGCAAAAGTATAATAGCACAGTTGACTAGAGGAGTCAACAAGAGCATGTAGGAGGGAAATGCCATGAAAACAGAAAAAGAAAAAATAAGAGTCTTTTTAGTAATTAAAAGGGACGAGAGGGGGAGAGAATATATTGGACGTGTCATAAAATCGGATATGTACCCAAGCTACTACGCATATAAAAATCAGAATGATCAAATAATCGAACTTCCGGAAATAGAAATATCAAAAAATGATTACGAAGCAGGATGCTGCATATATTTTTAAAAATTCGAGCAAAGGCAGAAAGAGAGGAAAACATAATGAAGAACTACAAAGAGTACGATAAAAGGTTTATAGGGGCAAGCGATATTGCGGCATTAATACTTGTTGGATGCGACGAAAACGGCTTGAAAACAAGCACTCTTGATTTTGGCGAAGACGGAAGTTATATGGCATACGTCGTTGACGAGGACGCGGAGATAGGTGCACATTATAAAAAAGTCGCTGATTTTAAGCACTGGCTCAAGATTTATGATGACGATGAATTGACATACCGGATTAATGCACAGGAGATAAATATATATCGCGCCGGAGATTTTGGCTGTATTATACAGACGATCGGCAAACATTAAAAGAAATCGAGTGGGAAAGATTAAAATCTAACCCACTCATTTTCATCACTGAGAATATAATTATTTCAATCCGTGTATCCGGGGATCGCTCCAGATACCACGCGCAGAGCATCCACAACGCGCGACACAAAACATAAATTAAATGTTTTGCTTTTACTAAAAAGACTATTGTTTCAATCCCTGTCCGCCGGAATTGCTGTTGGAGCCACAACGGCATGCATCCATGCCGTGCGACATATCTATAGTTTATCATCGGATCGGACAAAATGCAAGTAAATATTTTCAAACAAAGGGCGGCTTTTCCGGCTGCCTTTTCTTTTTGCCATGTCCAAAACCAACAACGCATCCGGGAATATCTTGCAAAATCTCCAAAAAACCGTAAATAAACTATAAAACTTTTCTTAAATTTTATAAACAAGGCTAGTTGTATTGGGTCTTTGACAAGTCCGGAAATGATAGAATAGTATCAGTTTTTGCTAAAAATCGTCTGACATCGTTGTTTCAGAACTATGTTTCTCTTTCTCTCTCTTTTTCTTAATCTTTTAAATTAATAATAATATACTGTATCTAAAGCCTATAGGTTTATTGTAAGTGTATATCCGCATACGCGCGCGGCGTAAGTATATAATATCACCGTAAAAAAATAAGGCTTGACTTTAAACTCGGAAATAGTGTATACCAAAAGCAGAGAGAAATAAAACGGATTGGAGGTGTGAATATATGCAGGATGTAGAGAACGTAGATATTACAAGGCTTATAGTGGATCTAGGTACAGTACAAATATACACATCAACTGTGCAAGATTTAATAGACAACGCTTGTATAGAATTTCACATCGAAGATTTGTTAAAAGCTGGACAGAGACAATGGAAAGCTGTTATGCAGTATGTTGGTATGCATTTATTCCCGGATACATCGGTACTAAAAGACAAGAGTCTAAAACCTCTTGGTAATGCAACTATACCGACTAACTGCAATAGATACGATAGAGAGGTATTATATAAACTTTGTGATTATTATATATATATCTCCAATGTGTACAGCAAGCTGGTAAGTACAGTAGCATTCAGTTATTTTTGTAATATACCTACTACAACGTTTGACTTGTGGAAAGATGAGGAATCAAGTTCGTTGGCTTTTAAGATTTGGCAAAAATTGCAGCGATCACGCAAGGATTGCATCCTTGATCGTGCGTACGACTCCAACAGCCCTGTAGGCACTATGTTCGTGGGAAATAACGAATTCGGCATGAATCAGCCGGGAATTGGAGATAATGCCACTCAACGCAAGGCAATCACGGCGCAGGAGCTGCCAAGGCTGGACGAGAAAAAGAGCCAAGAATTGCACGCAATTGACACACAATTCACAGATGCAGTGGCAAATAATACAGTTTAAATTGTGTGTGATTATTCTACAATTCACAAATGCAGTAATACCAACGGTTGTAGCGTTTTAACTATTCGTAAACTATTCGGAAAAGTTAGGTTTTGCGAATAGTTGCAAGGGTATGACATGAATTGTATTAAAACAATTTGATTTTCACACAATGACAACAGAACGAAACGGAAAATATTTTAGATTTCCATGTTTGCAAGAAAAGGATGGGGAGGGGGGTCTGACAGAAAGACCACCGGGCGGCTACTAAGTCCCTCAAATTCCTCAAAAAATAAAAAGCCACTTACGGTACCCATTGACTTTCATCGTAAATAGGCTATAATAAATTTATAACAATTCACTTTCACGTTGCGAATCGCAACTAAATTTCCAAAAATTTTTTAAAAACAAAAAAGAGTGTTTCGGACAGGAGAATGATATATGACCGGAAATGAGTATCAGAAATTAGCAATGAGAACTTGCAACATTCCGTATGATCGCAAAAAGGATATGCTTAGACACGCTGTGTTCGGTCTTGCATCCGAAGCTGGAGAAGTGTCTGGGATTTTACAGAAAGAGTATCAGGGGCATGAGTTTGACAATCAGCATATCAAGAAAGAACTTGGTGATTGTCTGTGGATGATTGCGGAAGCGTGTACAGCACTTGGCTTTGAAATGGATGATGTTGCGCAGACAAACATTGATAAGCTAAAGGCAAGGTTTCCGGATGGGTTTAATGTTGACAAGGATTTACACCGCAAAGCTGGTGATGTGTAATGGCAAGTTGCAAACAGTGTTGCGGCACCTGTAAATATGGCTTATGCGTCAAGACAAACGGTTATGTTTGTTCAAACGGCGAAAGCGATTATGCCGCTGATTTCGTAGAATACAGCCATTCATGCGATTTCTGGGAACGAAAACGGAGAAAACGGAAATGAATGAAACATTGATGAAAACCGAGTATTCCAAAGCTTTTGACGAAAAGAGAAAAGGCTTGATCGAACAGTCGTATTACAAATACGGACCGGCAAGAATGAACTTTTTCTTCGGGAATGTGGATGCGATCGAAAGTTTGAAAATGTGCCTTGCCAAGTTTGAAGAGACCGGAAACCTTGAATACCTGTGTGATGTTGCGAATTATGCCATGTTCCGGTTCATGTTTCCAAAAACAGGGGAGTATTTCAAACATACGAATTCTGATGAATCTGCCGGACTTTTCGGTATGAGCGTGAATGAAATGGAACGGTTCAAACAGGAACACAGCTTCGAGGATGGGGGATATTGATATGATTTTAAATATAATCGCTACGGCGATAGATGCCCTTGTAATACTTGGACTTATGAGAGGACAGGTAAAACAAGAAGACAATTCAAACGCAATGGGGTATTTGCTTTCATACGCGATCTTTGCAATGAATATTATGGTCATTTGGAAATGATGGGCTATCGCCAAACGGTAAGGCACAGGATTTTGATTCCTGCATTCCGGGTTCGAATCCCGGTAGCCTAATTGGTTACATGTTGACGTTTCATGTAGCCACGTATGTTTTCCATGCGTACTTGAACCCTTGGCTGAGAGTTTCAGGTATTGGGTTCCTCCTTTCGCCACTAGGACGATTCTGTTAAGGACGGTGCGAGACCGTCCGATGGCGGTTTCGATCGGTTAGTCGAGCGGTAAGACACCACCCTTTCACGGTGGTAACACGAGTTCAAATCTCGTACCGATCATTGTATTGGGATTTAATTCAGTGGCAGAAGACACGGCTTATATCCGGGTTGTCGCGGGTTCGATTCCTGCAATCCCAACGCGTTGTAAAATATTGTTTATGTGACAAGGCTGACGAGTTTTGGTGTAATGAATGATGTTTTTCTTGTGATGGAAGCGTTGCCGGCTTAAAAAGCGTGGAAACAGGACGACGAAAGTTCGTTGACGATATGTAGAAAATTTTGCAGTGTTCCCATAATGGAATTGGAGCCGGTTGCTATCCGGTCGGGCGTTTATTCGCCTTGTAGGTTCGAGTCCTACACACTGCGTTAACTTACGACAGGGGTGAACTTTGCCGTAAGCGGTAGAAAGTCCGCATGAAATTGTACAAAGTGGTGGGAAAAGCAATTTCGGGATATAGCAGTTCCACTACACTGCTATATTTGCCGTATGTCCGGGTGGTGAGGGAGCAGTCTTGAAAATTGTTGGCTGTAAAAGGCTTGCAGGTTCAAATCCCGTGTACGGCGTTTGCTCGAAAAATCGGGCGTTGATATGTGGCGAAAAAGGTAAACGCTATTGCCGTAAGATAATTCGTTGAAACCGGCAACCTAGATGACGAGAAGTGCACTAATCATGCATGGTGCAAATCCATGCCATATCAATTCAATTACATTTGTTACACACGAAAGACGCGGAATCTCACGAGGATTCCGATTTTTGCTATGATTTGGGGTACAAATTATGACAAGTTGCTTAAATTGCGGAATGCTAATACTTGACTCCGAAGTTGATAACTGTCCTTATTGCAAATGCAAATTCCTATTTAGACAGATTCCGGCAAGGAACGTTCCGGAAAGTCAACCGGATAAGGTAGAAACGGCAATATTTGAAAACGTGGTATTTATTAATGGGGAAGGGCGTAAGAATGTGTGATTTTTGCAAAAATATAGGAATTGGAATACCGGATTGGGATTTCCTCACTCCGGACGAAAATGGAAGAGTTCCATCCGGAGAAAAAATAGAAATTCGGAAAATTGTAGGCAAACATGCCCTTGTTTTTACGAATAGCGCAGGCGAGTACGGAGCGGGAGCGTTAAATATTGCATTTTGTCCTATCTGCGGTAGAAAGTTGGTGGAAGAATGACTAAACCAATATATACATATACTTCAATTTACATAAAAGAAGCATACCAATTTGAACAGTTGCTTGAAAACATTCTTAAAGGTATGGGGATTCCATATAAGCGCAAAGACAAGTATATGGAATTTGAAACCGATAAATTTACCCTGATGTGCGCACCATTGTTTAAAAATAATTGCTTGCCATACAAGCGGTGCTCATGCCTTATCCTTGACATTGACTATTCAAGGATTCCGTTTGCAGCATATGACAAGGTAGACTATGCGACAGAGAATATTTTGCATGAAATACATCCAGACACAGAAGTTATTGACAAAAATGATTTTATGAAAATTATCAAGAAAATGTATGAGGCGTAACAGTGAAGCCATTAGAAGAAATATTTTTCAGAGCTTGCGTGAATGAACAGAAAAGAAAATTGCATTCAAGCAATCGAGAATTGAGTATAAGAACCATTGGAAAAATCTTTGAAAGGATTGGATTCTCATATAAGCAATTAATGTACTATGTAAACAAGTGGTCAGATAAAGGATTTTATGATTACGGAATCACACTTGACTTGGGATGGTTTGAATTTGACAAACTGACCGGAGAATATAAACGGATTTATGATTCTATGACAAGTACGGACGGATGGAGAGATGGAGAGTTGGCAAATTATATTGTCAGAAATTCTTTTAATCGAGAGAGAATAACCCCGATTGATATTCTGTATATGTACGGATTAGTTTGAAAGGTGGCATAAGAATGAAACATCAAAAAGAATGGCGTGCTTGCGACAGGTGTGGTGAGAAAATAAAAGTAAAGCCAATAAGCGAATTTGAATTTATGCCGATTGGTGATTATTTTACTCCGAGTCCAATTTTTGAAGATAGTGACGTAAGGGGAGAAATCAAAGAGATTAATTCAAACAGATTATTTCCGTTTGGTCGTACATATGAATTATGCCCTAAGTGCAGGAAAGATTTTGAGGAGTTTATGAGAAATGATCGTTAATATGGGAGCCAAAACCTATGAAATGAGCCATAAGCAAGCAAAGGCTATTCTTGGAACGGCTAAGAAACTTGCAAATTGCAACATATACGGCATTGAAAAAGGCAACATAGTGATTATGCTTAATGAAAAGTATGAGGACGATATGAGCCTTAAGAAAGCCGTAGGGGAGTATAAAAAGAAAGGGTTCAAGGTTCATTGGAAATGAAGAAAATACCAACATTGTTTGAATGATTTGCTTTAAGGAGCGATAATTGATGGAGTTGTGGAGGATAGCAGAAGATGAATAAACCAAAATTTCTTTTTGGAGATATTGTCGTTGTTAATAAATCTGATATAGGAGTTATTTGTAAGACATGGCAAAAGTCAGACAACAAATATCAATACGAGGTTTATGTAAGACTTGCGAACAAGATAATTACTTTTGACGAGGAAGATATTGAAAGATATAGAGTGCGACATAAATATCTTAACGAAGAGGAAATGGAGTATCAATGGAATTGAATTGCTGATTATCAGCGGAAAGGAATAGAAATTATGAAAAAAATTATTTGTAAGTGTGCCAATGAAAGGTAGAACAGAGGAAGAAATCAAAGCAAGTATTCAGAAGATGAAAAAGATTGCGGAGATATACGAGGGCGAGGAATTAGAGCTTATCGACAGTTATATTGAGGATAATCCACCTAAAGATAGCAAGGAAGCAGTATGGTATCTCGGAGAGAGTCTTAAGAAGCTGGCACAGGCTGATGTATTTGTTGGGATAGCAGAGGATTATGATTGGAGTGGCTGTTGTATTAAAAGACAGACTGCGGAAAAATACGGACTTAGGGTGTATATAACCCCGGCAAGATATGTAATTGATAATTATTATGCGATTGTAGATAAATTGCGCCCACTTGCCTACGATGAACCAAAGACAACATTTTAATAAAACATTACCCGGCTAACAACAGAAGTTAGTCGCTACCCTAAAACAGTTATAGGCAGAGGTCAAGGCACTTCTGCTTTTGCGGAGGTGCTTTTTATTTGGCTTCAAAGCAGTTAATCAATGCAGTAAACGGATATGAAAACTACATACAGAGAAAAGGTGTTGACGAACAGGTAATAGATGCCTATATACAAGCCGTGGCGGTTGCCTTAAGGACAGAACATGACGTTGATTATGGATTAAAAATATCCGCAAGGGCAAAACAGCTTATAGCAACCTATGTAAAAGACCATACAGGCGGCAGAGTTGCGGACTTGGAAGTGTATGCCGGGGAACATGATGCGACATACAATGTGCTTCAACAATTCTACGATGTTTTGATGTATGAATCAGCCTATCTCGTGGACAGCTTTTTTTATTACATTGAAATTGATGAAAAGGATCCGTGGAAGAGATTTTATTTCCCAAGAAGAAAAGTATTGCAACCTGTAGTCGGAGCGTACCAGGAGATTTATGATGGGAAATTGGATTTTCTGTCTGTATCGCAACCGAAAAGAACCGGGAAAACAACAGGCGGTCTGAAATTGGCACAGATGATGGGTGGGCGTGACCCAGACGGAAGCATATTTGGTGTCGGAAAAGGCGAAGGACTTGTTAAGAGATTTTACGGTGGATTGTTGCAAGGTTTTGAAACAGAAAGCACGTATAACAGGTTCTTAAGCGTTTTCCCGGAAGCAACAAAAATAGGCGAAAAGGACTATAAAAGTGCTGAAAACCTATCAATCGACCTTAAGAGCAAAAATATCTTCCCGACATTTACCTGCAGACCTATTGATGGTGCAATCGTAGGATGTACCGAAGCAAATGTACTTGTCTATATTGATGACTGCGTTAAAAACCATGAGGAAGCACGAAATAGAGATAGATTAGAGTTTCTTTGCGAGAAAGTAACAGACGATGTTCTTGGTAGACGATTAGAGGGAACACCCATTATCATACAGGGAACGAAATACAGCTTGTATGACCCAATTACGGCTTTACAAAATAAAGCTGATGAATTGGAATGGAGATGGAAAGAAGTTGCGATTCCGGCACTTGACCCAATCACAGATGAAAGCAATTGGGAGATTTATCGAAAAGATAAAAAGGGATTGCGGAAGATATTCACAACCGTTTACTACCAAAAGGAAAGAAAACTTGTTTCGGAAGAAACGTGGGCGGCAGAGTTCCAACAAGAACCATTTGAAGCAAAAGGGCGAATGTTTGCGGAGAATGAGCTTAATTATTTTGAGGAACTTCCTGTTGACCGAGAACCAGATGCGATTATGGCTGCTTGTGACAGTGCTGATAAGGGAGAAGATAGCTGCTCAATGCCGATTGGCTATGTGTACGGCAACGAGGTTTATATCGTAGACGTAGTGTTTGACAATGCCGGAACACAGTTTACCAAGCCGGAATGTGCAAATATGCTTATTAAGCACAACGTAAAGACGGTCACATTCGAGAGCAACAGTGCCGGAGAATACTTTGGTCGCGATGTAATGGACATTGTGAAAAAACAAGGCGGAAGATGCAGCGCAAGGTTCAAGTTTAATTGTTCAAACAAAATAACTCGAATGGAAAATGCAAGAGATAATATCATTCGTGATTATTATTTCCGCGATTTCAAGAAAATGGACAGGCAGAGCCAATATTACAAGTTTATGAAAGAACTTACAACCATGACAAGAAGTGGAAAAGTAAAGCATGATGATGCACCGGATTCCATTGCATTGTTTGAGAATGAAATGAGAGGAAAATGTGTTCGTAAAGCAACAATTATGTCAAGTCCGATATAAGAGGAGGGTTTGTATGACAACCAAGGATTATTTGAACCAAATAAGCAGACTCAATAGAATGATAAATAATAAGCTGGCAGAGGTATCGCAGCTTAGAGAGCTTTCCCACAGCATATCGGCGGTAAAAAATGAAGAAAGAGTAATGTCGTCATCTGACCCAGATAAAATAGGCTCTACATACGCTAAAATTGACGAAATGGAGCATAATCTTGATAACATGATAGATGAATACATTGAAAAAAAAGACTTGATTATAGGGCAAATAGACGGCATAGAGAATGAAGATTGCTATAATATTTTGTTTTCAAGATATATCGAAAAGAAAACTTTTGAAGTTATCGCTACAGAAATGAAATACTCATGGAGACAAATTATCAGACTTCACGGAAAGGCTCTTAAAGCATTTGAAGAAAAATATGGTAACACGTATTTAAAGATGTCATAGAATGTCATATTGCTCCAATGATATACTGTATTTGTAAGAAGTTGCAAAGATGTTTTTCATAAACACATTCTTCATCAAAAGCACCGTTGCTTAATTGTGGCGGTGCTTTTGTTATGCAACGAGGTAAAAATATGAATTTTTATATGAATAAAGATAAATCAATCATGTGTCCGAACTGCCATAAGTTTTTAACTAAAGCAGACAACAAAGACCCACGAACACATAAACTGGCTTGTAGGCACTGCCACAAGTGGATTTGGTATGTACCTAACGATGATGACGATTTTCAGATTAAGGAAATACCGGACAGAAGAAGTTCGAACGGCATGAGATTTTATTAGAGGTGTAGGCAATGCAGGCAGGAAGAATTGTCATATATACAGGCGCAAAAGAAATAACGTCTGACAATATAATACCAATTTTGCGTGAAGCAATTTTGGAACATGATATCAATTCTAATAGAATACAGTTTCTTCTTGATTATGACGCAGGAATACAGCCAATAGTTAGGAAGAATCCAAAGACTTACAGACCAGACATTGACTGTAAGTGTTGTGATAATGTGGCTAATGAAGTCACGGAGTTTAATTTAGGTTTTAAGTGGGGAAATCCTATAACGTTAGTTCAAAATGGCGACAATGAGGATTCTAACCTTACAAAAGCTATAGTGGAATTAAACAGTTGCTACGAATCACAGAACGCAAGACAGAAGCAGCAGAAACTTGCAAGATATGTTGAAATCGGTGGTGTTGGATATGTCCTTATTGATGTAAATACAGAATACGAGGATGGGGAAAGCTATTTCACATATAATGTATTAGACCCAAGAACGACATTTGTTGTAAGATCAACCGCCTACAGCGACAAGAGAGTTGTTCTTGCCGGGACATATATAAAAGATAAGCACAGCGGCACCAGGTATTACACTTGTTTTACCAAAGATACGAGATATGAAATTACCGACGGAATAAAAATCACTAACGGAAAAAATAAAGGAAAAACAAAATGGGGTTTTTTGGAGAGAAGTGGAGAAGAAAACCCACTGCATAAAATTCCTATCATTGAATACACAAGGTCATTTGATAGAATGGGCTGTTTTGAACGGCAAATATCTGAAATGGATAACTTAAACCTACTCATTTCAGATTTTACAAATGATGTCGAACAGAATACACAGGCAGTATGGCATACAAATGATGTTGATTTCCCAGTTGAACAGGAAACAACAGTTGATAAAGATGGAACACAACGCATTACTGAAAAAGTAAGAAAACCAAAATCTGGAGAATGGATGCAGACCTACACATCGGCAGATGGCAAAACTCCAATAGTTGAGCCACTTGCAATTAATTATGATTACACAGGTATGCTTAATAATATCCAATCAAGGCGACAGATAATCTTGCAGAAATGCAATGTGCCACAACGAAATGATAACAGTGGTGGTAGTACAGGAGTTGCAATGTCAGACGCAACAGGTTGGTCACAGGCTGAAACAGCAGCGGCAAAACAACAATTAATTACTGATGGCTGCAAAATGGAAGAAATAAAAGTTGTTCTTGCGGCTATCAAGCTGTCAAACAATGTTGCTAGCAGTAATCCATTACTTAAATTAAGGGCAAGAGATGTAAAGCCTAACATTAAGCGACAAAAAACTTATGAAATGTCAACCAAGGTTAATGCCATGGCAACATTGATAAGCCACGGATTTAGCCTTAAAGATACAGTTGATGCAATTCCATTCTTTGATGACCCTAACGATGTTGTAGCGAGAAGCGGAGAGATGGTTAGGGCATATCAAGACAGTATAATCAACAAAGACACACAGAACCAAGCGGAGGGTGGAGATGGAGAACAGCCACCTAATAAAGACCGCACAATGCAAGACTTATCAGACCAGACAGAAAATAGTCCGGTTATAGATAAGAGCAGAACAGATAAATAATTGATATTGAGCCACAAGGTAGAAAATGCCTTGTGGCTTTTTATATGCCCTAGAGAAAGGGCAATACAAATATCGCAAGAAGTTGAGAGAACAACAAAAAACGCAGAAAGCAGAGGTAAAGAAATTATGGCAGATGTAATTAACACAACAACAGAACCAACAACCAACAATGAACCACAGAACGAAGAGCATACACCTAGCGTAGAAGAACTTATGGCACAGCTCGCTAGTGAAAGAGCTGAAAAAGAGAAGTATAAGAACGCTTCCGATAAAGCCAGTTCAGAAGCAGCTAAGTACAAGAAAGAACTTCGCTCGAAGCAGACAGCAGAAGAACAGGAAGCGGAAGCAAAAGCGGAAGCTGAAAAATTGCAGGCTGAAAAGTTCGAGAACATGAGCAAAGAACTTAATCATATGAAAGCTGTCAATGCTTATCAGAAAGTTATAGGTGATGGAAAGGATATTGATTCTTTGATTGAGGCGGTTACAGATGCAGACCATAGCCTTATAGCAACTGTAATTGCTAATGAAGTGCAAAGACAGGTTAAAGAAGCTAAGGCAGAGTGGCTTAAATCAAGACCGGCTATTAATGCAGGCGGTGGAGAAGAAAGCACGATAACACAGGAACAGTTCAACAAGATGAATTACCACGAAAGAGTGGAGTTCAAAAATAAGAATCCAGAACTTTATAAAAGGTTCACAGAGTAGAAAACGGAGGTAAATAAACTATGCCACAGACTAAGTTAGAAAATTTAGTAGACCCACAAGTAATGGCTGATATGGTATCAGCTAAGTTACCAAAGAAAATTAAGTTTTCGCCTATTGCAAGAGTTGATACAACACTTGTAGGCAGACCGGGAAGCACAATCGTTGTGCCAAAGTATGCTTATATTGGTGACGCAGAAGATGTAGCAGAAGGTGTTGCTATGGGTACAACAGTACTTACAACATCTACAACAGAAGCAAAGGTTAAGAAAGCAGGTAAGGCTGTAGAGCTTACAGATGAATCAGTATTATCTGGTTATGGCGACCCGCTTGGTACAGCTATCAATCAGATTGCTATGTCAATCGCTGCAAAGGTTGATAATGACAGCTATGACGCACTTTGCACAGCACCTATTGATCACGATGGAACAGCAGCACCTATCAGCTATTCAGCAGTTGTAGCGGCTAATAGCAAGTTTGATGATGAATCAGATTCATCACTTACAAAGATATTGTTCATTAATCCGGCGCAGGAAGCTACATTACTTAATGACGATGATTTCAAGAGCAATGACAAGTACCCACTTAATGTAATTATGAATGGAACTATCGGTTCTATCGCGGGAGCGCAGGTTGTTAAGTCAAAGAAAGTTAAGTTAGTTAAGTATGAGCTTGATGATTCAACAGGAACAATCAATGTTGTGGCTGATACAACAAGTGAGGATTCAACTAATGTTCATCTTGACACAGCACTTGCACATACGCTTAAGCCAAAGGGAAAAGAAATTAAGGTAGGTAGCAAGTTAAAGGCTGTTACAACAGAGTTCTACGCTTGCCCTATTGTTATCGTGTCAGCAGATGACCCTAACGAGGACGCAGGTGCAGATGGCGCATCAGAGGAAGAGAATGCACTTACAATCTATATGAAGAGAAGCGTTGAGATTGAATCAGACAGAGATATTCTTGCAAAGACAACTGTTATCTCTGGCGATGAACACTATACAGCAGTCTTAAGCAATGATTCAAAGGTTGTTCTTGCTAAGTTCGGAAAGTAAGAGGTGTTTATATGTTATTAAGACGACATAAAATTAACGCCGCAAAGCAGAGCGAAAAAGTAACAGCAGATAATGTAAGACAAGAAGCTGTTTATGGAGATGAGCTTAAGTATGAGGAAGAGCAGGACAAGTTCCCTGCTCAACCTACAAGCGATTACACAAAGACAGATATTAAGCGTATGTCAACAGCGGACTTGCAAACACTTGCATTAGAACAAGGTATTGAGAACGCAATAGAGCTTACAGGAGCAGAACTTAAAGAACTGTTAATTGAGAAATTAGGGTTATAGGAGCTGAAATTATGGAATACACCACATTAGAGCAAGTTAAAATCAGACTTAAACAATTTCATATTGATACAGTCGCAAATGATGATGAAACAACATCTGATGTGGTAGTGTTCGATAACAAAGAAGATAATCCGGTAATCGAACAGCTTATTAAACAGGCTACAGAAGATGTAAAGGCAAGAAGAAATTACCCCGACAGCTACACAGGCGAAATGATAACTGAGGACTTGAAAAAATTTGAGAGTGTTATTGTTAATCTGGCTGTCTACGACCATTCGCAGGCAGGTGAAACATTTATGGCAAGCTACAACGAGAATGGCGTTAACAGAGCTTGGAGAGATAGAGGCAGCTTATTTGTTGGGGTATTTCCTTTTGCTAAAGTTTTATAAAGAAGATTGAGCGTGACCATATTGCCGATGTCGGTAAAATGGTTGCAGGCGGCGCGCATTAAGCGGTGGTGGGCAGTGCGTCATTATTAATTATGAAAGGCGGTATATCAATGCCAATAGCAGTAATTATAAGCATTATTTCAGTTGCTTTTTCCGTCTTTTTCGGACTGTTTACCTTAGGGTTTAATCTTAAGAACAACAAAAAGTCTGACAATGCAGAACTTACAGAGCGTGTAAAGGAAAATACGCGCATAAATATGAAACTTGACACAATATCAGGCAACACAACAGAGATAAAGAATGAAGTTATAGAAATGAGAAAAGAACTTAATTCTCACGATAACAGGATTATCAAAGTTGAGGAAAGTGTAAAGTCGGCACATCACCGAATAGATGGATTGGAAGCGCGACTTAATGAAGATAAGGAGGAATAGCAGAATGGATATAACATCAGTATCAACAGTAGTTGCAATTGTTGTAATAACATATCTGATAGGTTTAGGGGCTAAAGCAATTCCACACATTAAGGATAATTACATTCCTATAATCGTAGGCGTTGCAGGCGGTATCTTAGGCGTTATAGGTATGTATGTAATACCTGACTTTCCGGCAAATGACATTCTTAATGCAATCGCAGTAGGAATTGTGTCCGGATTATCAAGCACAGGTGTTAATCAGATTTATAAGCAGGTAAAGAACAATGCTTGACATTAACAAGCAGGAAATGAAGTATTCGCAATCCGGTCAGAGGGTATTTATCCCACAAACTGACGAAAATGGAGGTATTGTCTATGAAGGGTACAAGGATTCCGATGGAAACTTTGTACCTTATTTAGATTCCGAAGGAAACAAGATTCCAAAAGGCGAGGAAGTTGAAGGGTTTTCAGAACCTACGGCATTCCAAGCCAACATCAGCAATAAGCTGTCGGAAGCCCTTGTGAAAGAATTTGGAATTGATGACAGTACATCATACTGTCAGCTTGTCACGGATAAAGGATATTTGCCACTGAAAGCCGGAGATGTGGTGTGGAAACGTTCGGAAGTCAAACGCACCGATGATGGACTTGTGGATTCAGAAACCGCAGATTACATCGTAAAAGGCGTTGCAGATGAAGGACTGACCACGGACTTGTTTCTTCTTCGGAAGAATATTAAGTAGGTGATTGCGTGGCAAAGAAAACTATTTCAATGACACTATCCACTAAGTCCATACAAGCCGCCATAAAGGAATTAGAAAAGTACCGCGATAGTTTACAGGCTAAATGCGATTTACTTGTTTCTAGGCTCGCACAGATAGGTCAGACGGTGGCAATACAACACATATCGGAATCTCCATTAGGGAACACGATAACGGTAAGGGTAGATAAAGCACCACAGTTAATGACCTCGAACGCGATTCTGATTGCAACCGGAAAAACGGTAACGTCAGAAGACCGAGAACCATTCTATACTTTGTTGGCGGTAGAGTTTGGAGCCGGCATTTTTTATAACTCCGAAGAGAACCCGAAAGCACCGGAACTTGGATTCGGTGTCGGCACATATCCGGGGCAAATACACGCTTTTGAAGATGGTTGGTACTATTGGGACGATAAGACCGAAACATGGCGTTATACCCACGGTATCAAAGCCACAATGCCTATGTATAATGCGGAACAACAGATTATTCAACAGTATGTAAAGATTGCAAGGGAGGTATTTGGTGGAAAATGATTTAAATGGGTGGGCGATTTATTTTGAAGATACCGTTTACCGATTGCTGAAAGTTTACATGGAAAGCAAAGAAAGCGGAATAAAGGTAACACAGGACGAAGAATCAAGCGGAACGCCTGTTTTTCCAACACTCCTTATACAGCAGATTGGATTCACGGAAGCCGGGAGAGATACGGAGTCTTATTTTATTAACGCAATTCGCCCGACATTTCAAATTACAATAACAAATAAAGGAAGAAGGGAAAAGATTAAGGACATTGCAGAGTATGCAGTGTCCTTTTTTAAATCAAAAAATTTTGATGTTTCAAATGCTGTGTTCACGATTTCCAAACAAGTGCGCACGGCAACTTTTCGCGTATCGCGAATTATTGGAGCGTATGAAAATTTAGCATAGCCGCAAGGCAGAAAGGAAGCAGAAAATCATGGCATCAACAAGTTATAAGTCGCGTGTGATTATTAAAGAGCACACAGCGGAACAAGCCGACTTTGCAGGGACTTACAACCTTTTACTTGCTGCAAAGTCTATTCCATCTCCGGCATCTCCACCAAACACGGTTGAGTCAACCACGATGGAAGACCCACAGCAGACATTTGAGAAAGGTATTAAGACAGCGGATTCCCGGGAAATCACCGGAAACCTTGCAAAAGAATATCTGGAAAACATCGAAAAGCTGGGAGATAAAAAGGTTGACATTATCCACCTGTACGGTACAGATGGAATCGGTGGCGTGGCAAAATACGCATACACCGGAACTGTTACCGCGACACCGAATGATGTAGGCGGTGTAGATGAAATCCTTGAAATGACCGCAACTGTTATTCCAAGCACGGCATCAGAGCTTGTTACGGATAAGCTGAAAGTCGTTGATAACAACGATGGAACATTCACTGTAACAGTGGTGGGGTAAAAAGCCTGTCGGACGAGCAATCGACCGCACCGGTAGGCGAGGATGAACGGTCGATCGCAGAACTTGAAGCAATAAGATAAGCAACAATGGGGCGGTGGCAACACTGCCCCTTGCCAATATAGGGCAGAAAGGCAAGGTAAAACATGAAAGTAAAGTTAGGAAATAGCGAATATTCAATCAAATTTGGTTTTAAGCCAACATTAAAGTCACATCTTATCAAAGATGTATCAGAGTCGGTAAGCGAGCAGGATGGAAGCTTAGAATCCGTAGAGAAACTGTTACTTGAAACACTTCCTAAGATGCTTCTTGTAGGACTGCAAGTAAACCATAAGGACGAGTTCGGATATGACTACGATACAAACGAGAAATACGATGAGCAGTTTAATAAGGTGCTTAATCTGCTTTCTGAAAAGATTGACGATGGTGAGATTGACTGTATTGAGTTGTTCAACGAATTAGAGAATGAGTTGGAGTCAAACAGTTTTTTAGCGAAAATGATGGAGACGGAGAAGAAGAATCGAACACCGGCAAAGAAAACTCCATCCAAGACAGCCAACAAGAACTAACATGGGAATATTACGTTGCGGAAATCCGTCCGTTTTACCTTATGGTAACGAAAGGCTACGGATTTTCCGTTGATGATATAGATATGATGAATCCAGAGTTGCTTAAGCCTTATGTAGATGCATATAAGGCAGAATGGAAGCAACGCGACATGGAAATGTATATGTGGTTTGGCAGATATGCAACGTCAGCACTTGTGACCGCAATAGATGCGACATTCGGCAAGGGTAATAGTAAGTACGTGAAAGAAACTTGCTATGATTCCATCGAAAAGCATAATACGGACGATCCCGATGCAGAGATGCGAGAAATGCTTAAGGCAGAAGAAGCATGGGCGGCTGAATCAAGGAAATCACATTTACCAAAGCCAAAGATAGTTTAAGAAAAGAGGTATTGCTATGGCAGTAATTATCGGAAGTGCGCGGCACGATGAACACGGAAACTGCTATTCTGGTGGAAAAGCCGGAGACCAGACCGGACAGGAAGTGTCTACGCAGAAGTTTTACAACCATTCTAAGGGATGGTACGTGCTAAGGGCGAAGGACGATAGGGTTGCGGAGAAGTTAGCCGAAGCTATGCAGATTGCATCTGACAACAAAAATATCGGCTATGACCAATCGGAACGCTACGGAGTCATTAAACATGGCATTAACACAAAGGTCAAGACGGAATGCGATTGTTCGTCCCTTGTACGTGCTTGTATTATCTATGCATCCGGCAAGGATGTGGGAGATTTCAATACATCAAATGAACTGTCGGTAATTCTGAAATCCAGTTTGTTTGATGATATGGGTTCTTATCATGCCGGTTTTATTCTTCGCAACGGAGATATTCTTGTGACACGCATAAAAGGGCACACAGTTATTGTTGTAAAAGGTGCAAAGAAATGCAAAGCCAAGTATTATCCGAAGTATACCGGAAATTCCGGTTCAATCGTTGAAGCATTAAAAGCGGTTGGGGAAGATGATGTGTCGAAAGAACATCGTGCGGAAATCGCAAAAAAGAACGGATTTTCCAATTTTAAGTTTACATCAGAGGAAAATTCAAAAATGCTTTCTCTTCTGAAAAAGGGAAAACTGAAAAAGTAATTCAAGGGCGGTAGGGGTCAAATCCTACCGTCTTTTTAACCGGCTATCAATGTGGAAGATAGCCGCTAACCTAAAAAAGTTATAGGAAGTTGGTGGATAAATGGAATTAGAGTCTCTTGAAATAAAAATTCAAGCACAGGCACAACAGGCAAGCGGTCAGATAGATGCGCTTGTGACAAGACTTGGGAGATTATCTTCCGCGCTTTCTGGACTTAGTACCGGAAATCTGAATAGTCTTTCCACAGGGGTAAACCGACTTGCAGGGGCAATGACGGCAATGCGTGGAATTGACACACGGACTTTTTCTGCGGTTGCAAGAAATGTAAGCAAATTAGGCTCTATTAACAGCAAGCAGATTAATGCTGCGGCTGGTTCTATGCGTCAGATTTCCAATGCGGTAAAAGGACTT